CCGCCGTGGTGATCACAGTATCGCCCGTGGCTTGGTATGCCGAGGCAAGACTTACTGCGCCCGAGGAAACCGAGAAGTAGGTCGAACTGAAAGAGGCGACACCCGTTGCCGATGCGTCGGCAAGCCTGTTCGTGAAACTGTTGTTGGTGCGACCGATCAGGGACCCGCCGTCACCTGTGATCGTTACTGCGCCTGTGAGACCGTTGACGCTGCGGACAACATCCTTCAGACCTACCGCACCCACAGCGGAAACCGTGAAGTCTGCGCTAGTGAATGAGGCGACACCCGTGACGCTTGTGGTCGCAAGACGAGCCGATATGGTGTTCGTCGCTCCCGATGTGACCTTGATCACGGCACCGTTGTCGCCCGTGACAACGATGTTGCCGCCCGTGCCGTTGACCGTGTTGACAACCGCACCACCGCCGCCGACAACGCCGTCAACATAGGACTTGACCGCCGATTGCGTCGGCACGATGTACTGACTGTTGGTGGAGATGTCGCCCGAGGTGATCTGTGCGCCGATCCAAAGGCTCGTCCCGTCGTTCTTGCCGATAAAGAACTTGCCGTTCAGATCCGAGTATGAGATCTCACCGAAGGTAAGCCCCGAGGGAACATCGGTTGAAGTGGAACGAAGAACTGTAATGATGCTTTCACGGGGCATGGTTGTATTTTTCCTTTGGGGTATCTATGTCAGAATGTGCCACCATCGGTGATCTGCCGAGGTGTCTTGCCTTGGAGGTACTTGGCATCGACACCTGTCAGCGCAGAGCCGTCTAGGGCGGGGAGAGCCCCTGTCCCTCCTGCTCCGAAGATGGTGCTTTGTCCCAAGACGATGAGGTTTCCTGCCTTGATTCCCGTCCTGATCACCACATGACCCGTCGTGGAGACATTGAACTGCTCCCCATCGAAGGAGGCGACACCCGTCGATCCCGTTGTCGCTATTGGAATCGGGCAGCACTTTGCTGCCGTGTCCTGTGTGGTGCCATCGGGGAACTCCAAGTAGGACCCCGCCAAGGTGGTGCCGAACTTGATCGAACCTGGAGCCTCAAACGAGAGATCAGACAGGTAGTTGTACTTGAGGGCGTTGTCTGCTCCGAGATCCGATCCGTCTCCCTCAAACGGAACGGTCGTGTCGGTGAATGCAAGGGCACCTGCCAAGCCCTTCACGATGGCGGGAGGCTTCGCATAGATGCGGAATGTCTTGTTGTCCGCTCCCGTCATCGTCAGGGTGAGGTTTCCCGCCACCGTGATGCCGAGTGCGCCCGTAATTCCATTCACCGACGAGACATAGTCGTTTGGTATTGCGCCCGTTGCGCCCGTGGCACCACGCTCCGATGTGAGGGTGACCGCCACAAACTTGAGGAACTCTACCGTGATGCTCTTTGCAGCAGTCTTGTTCTGCACGATGAAGAACAGGCGGTCGTTTGTATTGAGGTCAACTATGGTCTGAATCGCACCACCAACGGGCTTCGATTGAGACGGGCAGTCGATGTAGACCTCCGAATCGGAGATACGATCTGCGTCTGCGCTCAACCCACTCGCAGGATCCGTGTTCCTTCCGATGTAGAATCCGCATGTGTTGTTGCTGACCTCCGTCCAAAAGTCAAAGGTCGCCAACACATGGAACCGACCACCCGAACCCAAGTACTTGAGTGAGTTGGTGGTGGGGTCTTTGATGAAGTTGTAAAGAACTCCCGCAGTCAAAGATCCTTCGACCACGGCTCTCTGATTGATCACCGATATGGGAGTTGCCGTGGAGTTGTTCTTGAGGTACACAACTCCGACATCATTGTTTCCTGCGACACCTGCACCTGGGGCTCCCGTAGGTCCCGTAGGTCCCGTGCTGCCGACTCCCCCGCCACCTCCTCCGCTGCTGTTGATCGTTATGGAGTTGTTGCTTTGGTCGGTGACGAGGGTGATGTTCTCACCCGCAACAAATGTGAGCGTTTCCTTGTCGTATTGGACAGCGGTCAGACCCGACTGACCCGAAACGGAAATGAACTTGAACGCCTCGCCGAGACCGCCGCCGCCGTCGTAGAGGATCGGCGTGGTCGGCTTGATCTTCGACAGATCGATTGTGAGATGCTTGCGGTTCGGGTCGAGTTTGAGCGGATACTGAACCGAGAGAACGCCCGAGTCTCCCGTTGTGCCCCTCTCGCCTTGCGGACCTTGCGGACCTTGCGGACCTTGCGGACCTACAGCCCCAACCTGTCCTGCAACTCCTTGAACGCCTTGAGAGCCTCGCTCTCCCTGTTCGCCTTGCTCTCCCTTTTCCCCACGCTCTCCACGGGGACCTTGGGGACCCTCGGCTCCACGGGGACCTTGGGGACCCTCGGCTCCTTGCGGACCTTGCTCTCCCCGTTCGCCTCGTTCGCCTCGTTCGCCAACAGGTCCCTGCGGACCTTCGGGTCCCTGCGCCCCGATATCTCCCCTTTCGCCCTGCGCTCCCTTTTCCCCTGCCAATCCTTGAAGTCCTCTTTCGCCTTGGACTCCTTGGGAACCCGTGGCTCCCTTCTCACCTTGCGGACCTTGGGGACCTTGCTCTCCACGCTCACCTCGCTCTCCCCTCAGTCCATGAAGACCTTGGAGACCTCGTTCGCCTCTTTCGCCTCGTTCACCTACAGGTCCTTGCGGACCTTGTTCGCCTTTGTCGCCCTTGGGACCTCGGGGACCACGGATGCCTGGGAGTCCGTCCTCTCCCTTGCTCGGGGTTGACGGAACATCGGGCTCCTCGTTGATCGGGTGCTTCTTATGAGGATCGTCATCCTCTCGGTAGTCCTTGATGTAGCGAAATCGACCCGACATCCGTTTGGATATTTAGGAACAGGTCAGAGGGTTGTCAGGGCGTTCCATGATACGGGAAACAGAGGAGAGATCATCTTGCCTATCGCAGCGGCGTATTCTCGCACTTCCCATTGTGCATGGGAATCCGAGCGTTGGGTGTACACCCTTGCATAGGCTGACAGCGATCCCGTCCACCACCATTCCGTATAGGTTCCTTGAGGTAGCACGAAACGAGCCTGTTCGGGAGCGATGCCTTGGGCGATCAATGACTCGTAGACATCCATGCACTTCTCTACGGAATCCCGATAGAGGTAGTCCGCTGCTCCACGACGGCTGTCGGTCTGCTCCACGAATCCACCCGAACCCTGCTTCGCCCCATCGACGGGAGCCGTGCGCCAATCGGGGATGTAGACCTCGGGTGTCTCGTTCACATAACGGCGTGACACCTCGTTCTCCACGAATCCCTGCTTGTGCTTGAACAGTTGTGTACGGATGGAGATCGGTGCCTTGATCCGCAGGGTGATCTGCGGATGGGCGAACGGGGTCCAATGGCGGTGCTTGGCGAGGTATTCGATGAGTTTGCGGTCACGCTCAAGGAGCGTCTCGCTCAACACCACCCCACGCCAATCACGCTCGGTGTCCCACTCGCTCTCTTTGTGAAACGACACACGGGCGGCGTTGACCACCGTGAGATCGTCCCCCATGTGCGACACATACTGCACGAATCCCTTGTCGAGGACAGGGATCTTCAGCGGCTGATCTTCCAAGGTGGATCACTCCTCGGTGTCGGATTCGTCGGAAACGGTCTCTTCCCACGCCGAGCCATCGCCATCGTCGCCGATGTCGTTGTCATCTAGTCCCATGTCGCCGATCTCGGAGGAGATGTCGTTGGGTTCGTTCCTCAACTCCGAGCGGAGACCGTCGATCCGCTCTCCCACCTTGCCGTAGAGGGCGGCGTAGATCGCATCCTTCGCATCGCTCGCCTCGCCGCCGAGGACCTTGTCGATGATGTCGGCTGCGGGAGTGATGTCGGAATCATGTCCTTGCCAAAACTCGGGGTAGTCCGTGGGGTCATCGCTCGGGTTCCACTCGGTCTCGTCAAGGTCTTCGGGGGTTTCATCGGGGTTCATGGTGCAGTCCTCCGTGCTATCTATGCCACTTCTTGATCGCAACATGTGCGGCGATCCCACGATGGGAATTTCTTGCGATCTCGGCTTCGATCATGGATCTCGTCATGCCCGAGAGGACCATGTCGTTGATGTCCTTGTACCCCGCAACCCTGTCCGACCAAACGCAGATGGAGTGGCTGCTCTCGGCGATCATCTCCATCGCAGCGATCACCTGACGGTTTCGGGGCTCGTTGTCGATGGCGTACCTGAGTTCGGCATCCTTCAGCCTCTCGGGTATGTTGAGGGCGTTCGACAGACCGATCATCGCCACGGCGTTGTCGAGGAACAGGCTGTCGATTGGACCCTCGACCACCGTCACGGGCTTTCGTGGATCGACCCTGTCCATCCCATACCACATCTTGTCCGAGTCCTTGTCAGCCTTGACGGTGATGTATCGGATGCCACCTGTCTTGAGGAGCGTCCTGCCTTGGGCACCCACCAATCCCCCCTCGGGGTCGAGGATCGGGATGACAACCCTGCCCTCGGATGGGATCTTGATCTCGGGATCGATGCCCTTCGCCCATTCCGAGTAGTCATCGGCGTAGTAGAGGCGGCACATCGCCTCGGTGGGTATGCGTCTCTTCCTAGCCCACACGACCGCTTCGTGGGTGTCGGACATGTCGCAGAGCCTCGGTATCTCCTTGAGGATCGGGCTCTCCCCCGCACGGGTGTGCGGGTGTGCGGGTCCGTGCGTGGGCGTGTGTGCGCCCGTGCGCCCGTGCGTGTGCGAACCCGTCTCCTTTAGAACCTCAAAGGTGTACTGCCTGTGAAGGTTTCCATCGAACCCTTTGAGGAACCACCCGAGGGAGGCTCCGTAGTCGCAGTTGTGGCACTTGACGGAGAACGACCCCTTCTTCTCGTAGAAGTAAAACCTACAGATGTTGCCGTTCTTCTTGGAGTCCCCGCAGATGGGACACCTGCATACGGCGAGATGATTCGGCTTCTTCCATGCGAAGCGTTCCAACTTCGGCGAGAGCATGTTGATGTACTTGGTGTCGAGAAACAGAGGCATAGTTATAGGATCAAACCATAAGTGTATGAGAACTAAGCCCCACAAGGACTTGCTGAATACAATCTTATGGGATTCTTGATTTTACGACTTTTACGGCTAAACAGCCGCATACATAGCGGTTCAGCCAGAAGAAGCCTGTCGCCTGATCTTCCGCTTGAAGAGCAGACCTCGGCGACCTGGTGGTTCCTGACCTGGTGATGTACCTGCGATGTTGCCATGTCCGACCGCATTCGCAGGAGCGTCCTCTTGGACATCGTTGATCGTGAAGATCAGGCTCCCGAGCCTGTAGATCGGGAACCCGAAGAACTCGTCTGTGGGTAGCAGTTGGCTGTCGAGGGCGACCCTTCGACCACGGATGCGATAGGACCCCGCTTCGATTGCCACGGGCTGCGTCTCTTCATTCATCGTCCACAGGAGCAGACCTTTTCGGTCGAGTTCCTCCGAAACCAACCTTTCGATCAGATTTGGATCGGCTCCCTGCCTCTCGCAGTACTCCTTGAGGAGGATTGTCCTGACTGCGAACTCGCTGCGGTTGGCTAGGTTGATGCCCTTCCCGAGGAGACACGGCGAGTTGAACTCAAGCAATCGCTTGATGTTCCAAGCCAAGGTGTAGAAGACCGAGGGATACGCTTTCTTTTCCTCGGCTGTCTTGAGGCTAGCCCGAGGCTTGAGGATCTTGCCCCCCGCATCGATGATCCCCAACCTGTAAGCCTCCATCTGATTCCATGGAGTGGCAAGGATCTGTGCGAACTTGTATGAGATCAGTAGGTCTACGACGGATGACATCAGATTCCCCTCAGCCGTTGGATGATTCCCATGTCCATCACCATGGCTAGGACATCGACCTCAAGCCTAAACTTCGGCTGTCCTTCGGGCAGATACCCGAGGTATACGAGGAAGGTCTTCAGTATGTAGTGGAGGTCGGATTCGATGCGATGGAAGAGGAGGCGGCATCCCGCCTCGACCCCGAACACATTGCAGAAGACGATGATGTGGTTGAGGATCAGGCGTTCCCGAAGGACTCCTGTTTTCCTGTACCGTCTGAACAACCTCTTGAGGTAGACGAGCCTCGCCATGTCATCCTCAAACTCCGCAACCCCCTTGCAGAGGGGATTGTCGTAGTGCTTCATGGCGAAACGGATGTAGTTGTCTTCCGTCAGCGGCTCATACATCCCATACTCAAGAGTTCTTTAGGTGGAGGGGACCACCATGGCTTGCACTTGGATGAGACCGTTCGTGAGCCGTTGGGTCTCGACCTGCATCATCAAGCCATGACCGAGGACAGGGGTGATCCCGTCATCCATTTGGTATCCGTAGGTGGTGCCATCCGACCTAAGGGTTCCCCCGAATCGGGTCAGGGGGAAGGTGTTGGTGGTCTCGGACTCCTCGACCGTGGTGCAGAAGTCCTTGGGGATATGGAAGTCGAGACCGACCATCTGAAGGCGACCCTGCGCTTGCTTCAAAGCCTCCATCGGATTGATGTACGGCTTGGCTCCGAGGGCTCCGAGGTAGGTGTTGATCCTAGCGATGGACTGCCTCGACAGGTCGGCGAGGTTCCGACCGAACTCCAACGAGTTGTCGCTGTCCTGAGGACCAACACGACCCCTAGTTCCCGCAGCGTCGAACGCCGAGGGATACGAACTCTCGTTGATGGTCTTGCGCAGTTCCTTGAACGACTTCATGGTGACTCCTATCAGACGAAGGACACCTTGAAGGTGGTGTCGGCGGTGAGGCTTCCCGATCCCGCATCGGTCACACGGAGGGTAACCGAACGGCTGGCAGCGGTGGCACCCGCCCTGTTGATCTTGAACACGGCGACATTGTTATTGAAATCCGAGGTGGGTCCGAAGAAGGTCTCGTAGACTGCGGTCGGGACATTGTTTGCGACCAACAGCGCAGATCCCTGCACGATGTTGCCCTGCGCACCGAACGGATCGGTGACCTCGCTGAAGGTGAGGTTGTGGGTGAAGTTCACATCGTTGGCGACGATCTTGATGTAAGCCGTCGCCGAGGCGGGGAAGTTGAGAGTCGAGACACCGTAGCCGTTGACGGCGTAGTTTCCTGCGCCCGTGGTGCCCGAACCCGCCACCGAGGTGGTGAAGGACAGACCTGCGCTGTTGAAACCACCCTCGGTCGGACCATCCCCGCTGAAGGGGCAGGTGAAGTAGGGACGGTAGTTCGGCACATCGGTGCCGTAGGTCGCACCTGCGGCGGTGATGCTGCGGTTGGCGTAGTAAGCGTCGGTCACGCCCGTGGTGGACGGGTCGAGCGGAATGGCGACAAGGAGTTCCATGTTCGGAACCGATGCCGTCGTGCCCAACTTGCCGTGAAGTTGACCGCCAAGCGAGGTGCCGTCGAGCGGAAGTTCCCATCCCCTGATGGTGCGAACACAGTTGATCTTCTGTGCTGCGTTCAGCCAAGTCGGCTTGGACTCTTCCCTGTCAAACTCGTTCCAAAGTGCCATCTGTTTCTCCCTTTGCGGTATTTAGCAGCCGTCCGAATCCTAGTTGTTCTTGCCGTACTTCTGTACAAGTTTCGGCATCTCGACATCAAGGTTCGCCTTTGCTGCGATGAGAGCCTGAATCTCCTTGGCAACCTTGCCCATGTCAAAGATTCCAATCGACACGCCATCGAACCACTTGTAGTAAGCCTCTTCCCAAGGCTCCTTCTTCCTCGTTGCCTTTTTCATCAAGAGGTCGGAGAAAGACTGCTTCTTCGCAGCCTCGGTCACATCGAAGGATTCCTTGACCTTGCGGTCAAAAGGGCGGCGATGCTCACCCTCCTCGACCGACTCCTTCTTCGCCTTCGCTTCCTTCTTCTTCTTTTCGATGTTCTTGAGGAACTCGGGCGGCAACTTCTTGCCTTCCTCGACATGCCTCTCAAACGCAGCCGTGAACTCGTTCGCTTCTTGGTTCGTGCCCTTGCAGCCGCACTTGCCGACAGCCTCGTTGAAGGCGAGTCGGAGGACCGCCCTCTTCTCCTCAATCAGCATTCCGTCGAGGTCGATGCCCCCCGCAGCCTCCTTCGCAGCCTCGTCAAGGCAAGGATTGATCCTCACATCGTTGCGATGCTCGTTGAGGAACTTGGTGATGTCGGCTACGACCTTGGAGTTGAATGGATTGTGGAACATGGACATACTGACTCTCCTAGTGCTTTCTATTTAGCGATCAACCGCCCTTGGCTTTCTTCCAAAGGTCGGCATCGGCGGTCTTGCGGGTCTTCCCGCCCACGATGAACGAGTTGACACGGGCGAAAGCCCATTGGTGTGAGGTGGCACCTGGGCGGTGACCTCCCTTCCATGCAGCCATTCCCCTGTCATAGACCTTCTTTAGGATGCCGTATGGGATGCCACTCTTCTTCGCCTTCTTCTCCAAGGCGGCGATGCGGGCTTCCATGATGTCCTTCTTGATTCCCCCAAAGTCCTTCATCGGTCAGCCTTTCTTCTCGGGGTTGTGACCCCAAACCTTGAGTGCTAGGAGTTTGCGGGTGGGGCGACCCTTCTCGTCACGCATGCCGCCCTTCGCACCCTTCATGCGGGAGATGAAGTTGACCTGCTTACCCGCCCACTTCCAATCGTTGGCACTCCACTTCGCCATCGGGGTGTCGAGCATTCGGATGATCGCACGGGCAGAGTCACGACCGCTGGTGATCTTCTTGCCACCTGCTCCCGCCTTACCCGCTTCCTTGCGGCTCAATCCCGCCTCCTCGCCACCATCGGAGTCGAGGAACGATTGGATCTCCTTGCCCGACATGTTGACGAGTTTCTGCCACTCCTTGTAGAGCCGCCTCTTCTCGTCATCGATCTCCTCGCCGCCCTCTTCCTTGAGACGCTCACGCTCACCTGGGGTGTCACGCTTGTAGGTCTTGACGATCTCGTCGCTGCCTATCTCAAGGGGACCACGCTTGCTCAAGGAGGTCCACTTCATCACGCCGTGGATCCTGTCAGCCTCGGCAAGCCATTCGTCGGCGACCACGACCGACTCGGACTTGCCGTGCATCTTCCATGCCGTGGCGTAGAAGACCTGCTTCCAATCCTTGCCGTACCTCTTCTTGAACTGAGCCTTGACCTTCTCCTTCTTGGAGAATCGACGGGCGGGTCCGCTAGGAGGACTCACCTCCATCAGCAGGTAGTCGAAGTCCTCGTCAATGGTGGTGGGCTCGTCCGTCCCGATCTCCTCGTTGCGGACTTCCTTGAGTTGTTCGATGTACGCCCTGACGAGTTCGGTAGCCTCCGACATGCCTCGCTCACGGCATCGGTCCTCGTAGGCGATGGCTAGCCTCAACTTGGACGAGTTCGTCTCTTGGGACTCGTCAATGGACCACAGCCGCTCCAAAGCCTCGTCATGCTCGTAGCCGCTCTTGATAGCCTTGACCTTGCCCTTCTTGGCGAGTTTCTTGAACAGCGTCGTGTACTTCGACGGCTTCGTCTTCATCTTCTTCTCCCGTGGATTCACGAACTCCCAAGTCTTGGGATCGTCATCAGGCATGTCCTTCCGCTTGGCGAGTTCCCTGCTTCGGGTCTTCGCCTCGCCCTTGCTCAATCCCGAGACATACTTCTTCGGGAGACCCGAGGTCTTGTCCTCGGGCGACTTCCTCGTCTTGCCCGACTTGGTCTTGAACTTCTTGCCCTTGGTGACATCGGCTTCGACAAGGGGGTTGCCATCGACATCGTCGCCCATGCCGAGATGAACAGCCGAGTAGAGAGCCTTCCCCACAATCACGGGGTCGATGGTTCCTTGGATGAGGACCTTGTCGAGGATCTTCACCAAGAACTTGCCCAACATGGTCTTCTGTAGGAACATGTTCAAGGTCACGGATGCGCCCGTGACCTTGTATGCGTGGGCGAGGATTTCCTGCTTCGTTGTCTCAACTTCCTTCTTGAAAGCCTCGGGAGTCAGCACTTTCTTCTTGTTGGCGAGAGCGAATACCTTGGTCGCCACCAACGGGCTTGTGATGATCTCCTTGGCTGCGTCCCTCACCTCGACCGCAGACATCTCCGAGATCTCCTCTTCCTCTTCCTCCTCCTCGCTCACCCCCTTCTTCTTGGGGTCAGGTTGAGGATAGATGGCATCGGCGGGGTCAACCACGCTGCCCGTCTGTCCGAGGAATCGGAGACCGACGAGGACCTTGCTCGACATGTGGCTTCGGTCGCCGAGGGAGAACTTGATGTTCGGATAGTGCTTCCCGTGGAAGTCGATGTCCATCAGCACGACGAGACGCTTCTTCTCCCCGATCCCGCTCTTCACGCTGATGCGGCTGATGATCTTCTTCGTCACCTTCTTGCCGCTCGGGAGCCTAAAGGTAACGGTGTGGTCGCCGTTGTCCTTGATCTCCGTGGCATGAATCATGTTGTAGCCGCTGTTCCCCGTGTCGATCTTGGCTTGGTACTCCACGCCATCGACCTTCACGGTCTCACGGACTGCGAGGTTTGAGAACAACTTCCAATTTGCCTTGACAAGGATGTGGTCAAGGAAGTCCTCGACCAACTCCTCGCCCTTGACATTGTCCTTGCCCTTGCCGTCCTCGTAGTAGCGGTAGTAGATGTTGCCGCTGCCAGGGCTTGCGTTCATCTCAATGATGTACGGCTTGCCACCGTTGATGACATGGTCGATTCCGACATAGTAGCACTTGCTCACCCGAGCGGCTTGCTCGACCAACTTGATCTCCTCGTCGGAGAGTTGGAACGAGCCGCCCTTCGATCCACGGGCGATGTTCGTGCGGAAGTCCTTCGGTGCCTTGTCACGCTTGGCACAGGCGAAGATCTTGCCGTTGAGGACGATGCTGCGGACATCGTTCTTGAAGTCGGGGAGGAACTCTTGGATGATGATCTCGGCACCGAACTTCCAAAGCGTCTGTAGGACGCTCTTGAGGCTCTCCATGCTTTCGATCTTGGAGACACCGATGCCCTCGGCACCCGTCAGGGTCTTGCAGATGACGGGAAACTTGCCCCCGATTTCCTTGACTGCGGCTTCGATGTTCGCCTCGCTAGAGACATAGGCGGTCTTCGGGTGGGGCAGACCGTGCTTCTTGAGGGCGATGGCGGTCTCCAACTTGTTGGCGCAGAGTTCCATGCCTCCCTTCTCGTTCACCATGAACACGCCGTTGTTCTGAAGGATGGTGAGGATCGCAACCCCGACCTCGCTGTTCATCACGCCGCCACGCACGATGGCGACCGTGTCGGACGGCACGATGGAGATGTCCTTGCCCTCGCCGTCGTAGTTCTTGATGGTGATCTTCTTCGCCACGACGCTCGACAGGTCGATCTGCGCCTTCTTCGTCTTGACGGCATAGAAGGGGATCTTGCGCTTCTTGCAGATCTCCCCCATCTTCTCAATCGTGTCCGAGAGATCCTTGTCCGAGGATGTCAGGGCGAGGATGGTGACCTTGTCTCCGTTCTCCCTAGCCTCCTCGACATACTCCTCGTTGAGACCGAGACCCTTGCGGACATCGTTGTAGAGCCGCTCCTTGAGGAGACCGTCCTCGGTGGGGATGAGTGCGGAGAATGCGGCGAAGTCGCCTCTGAAAGCCGCCTCACGGGCATCGGTCGCACCCACGGCTGCGAGTCCCGTCGAATCCTTGGAGCGGGGCTCTCCCGCCACACGGACTCGGAACGACTCAAACGAGTAGGACCTTCCCTTTGGATCCTTGGCGGCGACCGTTCCCTTGTACTTCAGAATGCGCTCGTAGTCAGCCTGTTGATCGTCTCCCGTGACGAGGACGATGTTCTTGTATCCCTTGTCGCAGAGATACAGGACGGCATCGAAGGGGTTCGTAGCCTCGGTGGAGATGTTCGCCTTCGGGAAGAACGCCCTCATGTACTCGACCTTCTTCTCGGTCGAGAGGGGGTTCACCTTTGCATCCTGTGTGCGGGAGAGGAAGACGAAGTGATCGGCATCAAGAGCCCTAGCCTCCTCAACGACCGTGTCCACCACCACACCATGTCCCGTTGTCGGAGGATTCATGCGCCCGAACGAGAAGACTGCGGTGTCCCTCGGACCACGCTCACCGATGTGTGTGGAGAAACCTTTCACCCGTTTACCTTCCTGTTCTGCGCCGAGAACCGTGACCGTGTCACGAACTTCACGGCTCTCTTGGACTCACTCACGACGATTCCCTCGGGCTCGGTCGGTCGCATGCCCTCGGCATCGACAAAGTGATGGCGGAACTCGGTAAGAGGCACCCTTTGGAGGAGAGATTCCTTTACGAGAGCCATCTTCCTATGTAGGAGAAACGCCGTATCGAACTGCTTGGCGTAGACCTCGGTGAAGTTGATCAGGCGGTCTGCTAGTGCCTTCTTGTCCGACCTGCCCTTGTCGGTCTTCAACTTGAGGATCTCCTTGCCCACCTTGGTTTCAATGTAGAGGGCAAGACCCCGTGCCGAACACTCCGAGATGTTCGCCATGACCGTGGCGTTGATGTAGGGGGAGAGGAAGGGGACGAGTTCCCTGTTTGAGAGCATGGTCCCGAGGAACTGCCCGACCCTCTCGGACTGCTCCTCGCAGTAGTGAAGCCTCGCCTCATTGGTTGCGTTCTCAAGGGGAGTGCTTTCCGTGAGGGTGTGTACGGAGATGCTCGGGAACCAAACGGGGGAATCCTGTGCGACCATGGAGGGGTCGAATCCAAATGAGGAGACCGTGAGGGATCCCATGGTCTTGCCCTCATAGACCGTATGGAAGGCGACACCCAACTTGGCGTTGCTGATCGCCTTGCCCACGGCGGTGTTCCTTCCGACCGAGTACCTGATGGCGTTGGGTTGGAACGCCACCTCCTCCTCGGTGACCGTGATCGAATCGGAGGTGAACAGGAGGTCGCCCTGCACGACACCTCGGATGCCGAGGGTAGGGAGCCATGTGAGGCACTCGACCAACTTCTCGGCGAGGTCGGGGTTCTCCACCCCCGCCATGATCTCATCCTTGGTGTGGAACGCACGGACATCCTTGTTGAACGCCGCCTTCGTGCCGACGAAAAACTTGGAGTTCTCGGGATTGATCCCACACACGATGGCGGGGCGACCATCCCACTTCACCGACATCCTGATGCCATCGGACTGACGCATCACCTCGGAGAGGATGTGGAGCGAGGAGGCGAGACCTCCCCTTCCCTCAAGGAACATGAGGTCCTCGACATGGGGGAGGTGCTTGTTGCGGGTGATCTCTGTGGTGCCGACTTCCTTGAATGTGAGCATGGTATTTTCCGTATCTATGAGTAGACGGGGTGGGGATCGAACCCACATGAGGGCCGTTATAAGCGACCACCTTTTTCCGATTCAGGCACCCGTCCATGAGTCAAAGGTCTTTCTGTAGGACCGTCAGACCATTGTTGTTTGTGAACACATGCTTGACGGACCACTTGGGGTTTACGCTGAGGAACTCGCTAATAGCAGGATTGAGTCCCTTTCCACCTCCACTTTCATTTCGATTCCCGAAGGTGGTGGTGTCATGGAAGATGATGTACTTCCTCGTCTTGGCGGATTGATTGGCAAGTTCCTCTTTGAGGACTTCGTAGTCGTGGAGGGTGTCGATGAAAAGCAGATCGTGTTCGGGGAGTTCCACTTTTCTGCTGTCACCCAACACAAACTCAAACTGAGTTCCTTGCTCGGCACAAGCAACAGAAACCTTGTCGATGACATCTGATGCCCCGAATTCAGAGGGATGCTTGATGTCAACGGAAATAAGCCTTTTGGGCTTTGCTGCAACCAACGCCCATGTCGAAACCACATATCTGACTCCCAACTCCACCACGATGTCGCATTCTTCCGCATGCTTCCTGATGGTTGGAAGGTGTTCATTGATGTCGGAGGGTGTATTGCACAGCAGGTAGTACCTTTGATTAGCGTTCATTGCTTCTCCTTTGGGGGTTCAAGTCCATCCATCGTCATCATCGATGGGTGGTTTCCGTGCGCCCGTGCGCCCGTGCGCCCGTGTGGGTGCGCATGCGTTCACGCCCGTGCGCCCGTGTGGGTGGGGGCGTGGGCGCACGGGGGCGGGATCGTCATCGTCGTTCACGGCTGCGTTGACGAGGTTCGCCGTTGGATCGCTGACATCGAACAACTTCATCTTGGCACGGTCGATCCCGACCACGAACTTTCGGTTCGTGGCGACATCGTTGTAGCGGTTCTTGAGTTGCTTCACCATGACCTGACCGAGTTCGTCCAACTGCTCGGTGGCGATGAGTGCGAACATGAAGTCGGCGGTGGCGGGAAGTCCGAACGACTCGGATGTGTCGGTCAGGTCAACATCCGTGTTGCCGAACCCCGAGCGGTTGGTCTGTGTTGCTGTGAAGATCGGCACCGCCATCTCCACGGCGAGACCTCGGAGTTCCTCCGCAATCGCCTTGATGTAGGTGTAGGAGTTGACATTCGCCCCAGGCTTGAACCTCACCGAGGCGCAGATGTTGAGGTAGTCGATGAAGATGATGTCGGGCTTGAAGTCCTTCTTCAGCCGCAGTTCGTCAAGGAGGTGTCGGAAGTGCCCTGCGTTCGCCGATGCCGTGGGGTACTCCTTGATCAGCAACTTGCCCGTGATCCCCGCCGTGACCTTGGAGAGCCGCTTGGCGTAGACATCCATCGGCAACTTCTTGAGGTCATCCAATGTGATGTCCATGAGGTTCGCATCGATGCGCTCGGCGATCCTCTCTTCAGCCATCTCGCAAGTGATGTACAGGACATTCTTGCTCTGGGAGAGGCAGTTGGCGGCGTGGTGGCACATGAACAGGGACTTGCCTACGCCCGTTCCCGCAAGGATCACATTGAGGGTTTTGTCGGGCACCCCGCCGTTGGTGATCTTGTTGAACATGTCGAGGTCGAACGGGGTCTTCTTCTCCACCTTGTGGTAGAACTCGTACCGCCGCTCGGCATCCTCAATGAAGTCGTGACCGATGTGTTCATCGAAGGAGATGCTGAGGGCTTCCTTGAGGATCTCGGGGATAGCAGCCTTGGACCTCCCCTTCGACCGCTTCTCGTCAAGGAGTTCGACGGACTCCATGAGGGCGTTGTAGACCGCCTTGTCCTTGCAGAACTTCTCCGTCTGATCGATGAGCCATTGGAGGTCGGGATGCTCTTGGGGCTCCCCAAGAAGGGGCAGGAGTCGAACGCATTCGTCGTACTCGCCTTGGGACATCCCGTCCTGCTGACCGAGGATGATCCCGAGTGCCTCCTCGGTCGGCGGTGCGTTGTACTTGGAGGTGAACTCCGAGATCGTGAGGAACAGCCTCTTCTCGCAGGGATCATGGAAGTAGGCTTCCTTCAAAAAGGGAAGCACCCGTCGAGTGAACTCCGACAGGTGCAGGAGGCTTCTGAGGATGGCGACTTCGATCTTGTCCGTGTTAGGTTGCATTCCGTATCCAATCCATCACATCCGTCTTCGCCTTCCAACCGAACAGGGAAGCAGCCTTGCCACAGTCAGCCAACGAATGCCTGACCTCACCCTCACGCTTCGGCATGAAGCATATCGACCTTTCGTTGGGGGATATTACACGGGCGATCTCTAGTACCGACGAAGACCGCCAACTTCCGATGTTGACCGCCTCACCGTGGAGGGGGTGGGGATGGTCAGCCGCCATGAGGTTCGCCCTGACCACATCCGAGACATGGACATAGTCCCTAGACTGATGCCCGTCTCCAAATATGACAAGAGGCTTACCTTCCCTTCGCATCCGCAAGAACGATGCGATGACGGGGCTGTATGACCCCCTGTCAGCCTGTCTCTCGCCGAAGACATTGAAATACCGAAGACAAACCGTGTCGAGTCCGTGGAGGAGAGAGTACTGCTTGCACAACTGCTCCCCGATGAACTTGCTCGTTGCGTAGTTGTTCGGGCAGTCGATGGAATCAGTCTCCTTCACAGGAGGAGAGAAACCGCTTGCCCTGACTCCGTAGATCGCCGAGGTGGACGAGAAGACGAGCCGACGCACTCCCGCCTTCTGTGCGCAGTCGAGAACATTCCATGTTCCGATCACATTGGTGCGGAAAGCATGATCACGGTGAATGAGGCACTTCGGTATGCTCACCTCAGCCGCCATGTGAAACACAGCGTCCACGCCGTCGAAATCGGACGGTTGGAGATGGCAAACATCGCACACCTTGTTGTCGGACAGGGGATTCCAATGGAACTTGGCATGTGACTCTGAACTCTCGTTGTCCACGGCGACAACTGAATGCCCTTCACGGAGGAGCAGGTCCACCATGTGGGAACCTATGAATCCCGCTGCGCCTGTGACTATCGCTTTCATGGGTAGAAGAGTTTGTGGACCGAGTAGTGTGCCTTGTCCGTTTGGCTTGAGGCAAACCAATAGTGATACGCTTTGGGGTCAAACCATGTTGATGGATCGTCTGTGACTTGAGGACCCACGGGCAAACCTTGAGGAGAGATCCTCCCCACTTCGATCCTTGGAGCGTCGATGATGTTGCCGCCCATGATCTTCCCCATGATGACATCGTCTGCAAGCATATTGTACATCTGAACATGCACCGCTTGATTGACGGCTGATAGCAATCTATCTGACAGGTCGGATGTCACCGTGAAACATGCACCACTACCATAGTGGATTCCCATGTATTGGTTGTGTACCGCATACACGACCTCTTTCTTCGGCAGGGTGTCTAGTGTCTCATCTAGCAAATTGAGATTCACATAACTACCCGTGTTGGGTCTAACTAGGTAGTCCCATGTGTAGTGCTTGCTCAGTTCACGAAGAGCGAGCATTTGCTTGAAGGTGCAATATGCCCAACCATCTGGAACATGCGAAAGGATCGTTCTAGTTTCGTGACCGATGTCCACTTTGGCTGACAGGATCTGTGGAACGGACATGGAGTCTCGGGGAGAAGGTATGCCCCTCACAAAGAAAACCTTGGTGTCTTTCCCGTGAAAAGCGGGATTCGCCCAAGTCTCACGACAAGAAATCTCTTGCCTGTCGTAGTTGTAGGTTCCACCCGTGATGACCAAAACCAATTTACGCAAGTGAATCATGGTTTACTTTCTGTAGACCCAACAGCCTTCGGTTTCTTTGAGTCAATAAGCGACATGCTGCTTTTCCTCTTTCAACTCGGATCCGAGTATGGTATTGATGTCGCTCTTCAACCTGAACCTCAGGTCGTTCATTCGGTACACCGACCTAGCCAATTCGATGAACTCGGAGTCAAACTCCTTCTTGGCTTCCTTCAGTCTGATCCCATCCTCAATCCCCCACAGCAGGAGATTGACCTCACGGAGTTCGTCTACTGTGTTTTGAACCTTGGAAAGGGAACCGCTCTCACGCAACGACTCAAGCAAGGAGTCGTGTTCCTTCTTGACATTCGCCACCTTCGACGGGTCTTCAATCTTGTCCATCTTTATGGAGAGGATGGTCCACTTGTCGAACGCTTCACCAAACGATACCGAAACTCGCATGAGTTGCCCTTTCAAATTTGTGATGTGACTCCGTTGATGATGTTGGACACCATGTTGATTTCGTCCTCTGTCATCGTCGGATTGTTCGGTAGGTAGATCCCGTAGTCGTGGATGCAATCCGAAAAGGGATACGCCTTCCTCCCGTACTTCTCGTAGAAGAAAGGTTGCCTTGAAATACTTCCTGCTATCAGCGGTCGGCATTCGACATGCGCTGCCATGAGCCTTTCGACCATGGTCGCAGACAACGGATGGATCACGGGGTATGCGAAGTTGGACACGAAGTCGAACTGCGAAATGTCGATCTTCCAATACGGGTTTCGGATCAGCCTGTCGTATGTCAGCAGGTTCTCGTAGCGCATCTCGCAGAAGCGGTCGAGTTTCTCCAACTGACTGATCCCGATGAACGCCTGTAGGTCCGTCGAGCGCAGGTTGAATCCCGCATGGTAGAAGGTGTAGAGGTTCCTAAAGTCATCAATTCCATACTTGAGTTGCAGTCCCCTGCGGGTAACATCGTCAAGGTCCCTAGACCATCCATGGGATCGGATGCTCTTGACGATGTTGTAGAACTCGTAGTCATCGGTGCAGACGAAGCCGCCTTCGATGGTCGAGAAGTGGTGACCGTAGTATGTGCTGAACGAAGAGGCAAGACCGAAAGTGCCTGTCTTCCTTCCATCCACCAAGGTACCCACGCTCTCGCATGAGTCCTCAAGCAGGATCACACCGTACTTCTCGCACACCTCCCTGATGCCCCGCATGTCGTTGGGGAAGGCAAGTGCATGCACGATCATCACGGCAGCGGGACTCTCCCGCTCGCAGATCTTCTCAAACTCTGCGACATCGATCCCGAGGTTGCGCCTGTCCGTCTCGCAGAGGATCGGTTCAAGCCCGAGTTGGATGGCAGGTGCCACGGTGGTGACCCAAGAGAGGCAGGGGAACACCACCTTCTTGTTCCTGAGCCTACCCGAGATGATGAGGGCGTACAGGATGGCAAGGTTCGCAGACGAGCCCGAGTTCACAAACACGGAGTACTTGCAGCCGAGCCAACCGCTCCACGCCTGTTCAAACTCAACCGTCTTCACCCCCTTGGTGAGGCGTGGGTTGGTTTTGAGCCATTCGATCAAGGAACCGATGTCATCCTGATCGATGGTGTCACGCACCAAGGTGATGGGATGGTATCCTCGGGAGTTCATATCGAAAATTCCTTGAAGGTAGATAGTTCGTACACAAGGAGATTAGTCAGGGCTTCTTCTGAAAATCTGTCATCGTGTCTGTGAGAGTAGAAGAGAGACTTGCGGTATATCGATGGGGGAGGGGGACTGTTTCGATCCCTGACCGCCATTTTGTCCATGTCCATACCAAATCGAAGGTAGAGTTTTCGTATGAAGTCTCCGACATGTATGAGCCTACCCGAGCCGATCACGATGTCTGTTCCCAAAGGGTCATTCTTCATGGAGTCCAATGTCGCTTTGACCACCATGGTGGGATGCAGGATCTCCCTGTAGTAATCGACATCCCCAATGGTGACGGGAGATTCGGTCACTATTGATCGGAAGATCTTACCGAACAGATACTCGCTGCTTCTGTGTATGCTGTTGAAGTTGAACGGATAAGCCACCGTCACCTTCGGATACTTGACCTTGTCACGCAACAGGAGCGAGATGCTGTTCTTGGATTTCGTGTAATGGTTCTCATGGAATGTGTATGGGTCCGATGGCGCAACAGGACCTGAAGTCGCATTCCACAGTTCAGCCGTCGAGTAGCACACGATCTTCCGACATACCGAATGCAAGGCATCGATGACCTCAATTGTCTTCACGACATTCGTGTCGTGGAACATGCGCTCGACCTCGGGGGAATCGCTACTCGCCATGTATGTTCTTGCTTCACCGAAGCAGATGTAGACCTCGTCCCACTCCTGTTCGGAGAGCGAGTCGAGGTCCATGTCCCTAGAGGAAATGCGGACGAAATCCCGAGGGAAGTACCGTGCGAGTTGGGAGGTACTACCGATTACCAAACTTGGCATTGATCTCTCCGTCGATCATGTCGAATGCGAGGGAAAAGCAGTCTCCCGTGCCGTTGACATGACACTCTCCCCACAGTTGCTTTGCATGGCGGGACAGACCGTAGTCCGACATGGTCACCCAATGTCCCTCCGCAGGACCGTTGCCAAAAACGATGAAGGTCTTCTCGGGATCCATGAGATTCTCACGCACATGCGAGAAGCAGAAGGGACCGCTGCCTCGCCCGACGATGATCGGGCAGGACAGGGATAGATGTGAAAGTTCGACCAAGTTGGACTTCCCCATCGGAGCGGAGACAGTCTTGTTCGCATCGAAAATGTTGACCCTGTCCGTACTGAAGGGGTCGGTGACGAAGAAACGACACGACGGATGCTTGTCGGCAAGTGCCTCGACAACGGGGTTCATGTTGAAGTTGTAGGCCTGTCCCGAGGCACAGGGTCCGTTGGATACGAATATGTTCCTGTCAACCTGCACCGAGCCGAGAATGCCCAACCTTGGGTAGTCGATGGTGGGGATGCACTCGACCTCGGGAGGTAGGGTCACCCCTATCACCTTGCAGTTGTCGGAGAACATCCTGTAGTTGTTGTGGAGGGTGCAGCCGTTCGGGGCAAACCACTTTCCGTTCCCGTGAGCGACCCAAGTGTTCATAAAGAGAGTGCCGTCAGCGTTGAGATGAAAGGACTCCTGATGAAGAGGTCGGGTGTCAACCCTGATGAGACGCATCGGGAGGTCGGCGAGTATTCGGTCGCAACGAAAGTGCGAGTATGCACAATCCACCCCCACCAAGGAAGAGATGTGGCGCAAGAACTGTCGGCTGTAGTGGTTGTCGCCGTTGTTGCAGTTGTTGAAGAACACCAACCTGTTGTAGGTTTGGCTCATACCTCCACCCACTTCTTCCTGCCGATGGAGAGGGCGGGGTTGGGTTGGTTGGCGAATCTCACCATCTTGTGAAGGAACAGGGGGCATGTAATGGAGGGAATGCTCTCAATAAGGCATCGGAACGAACTCTCCATGCAATGGATCTCCTCCGCACCTTCAAGCACTCCAATCATGTCGAATATACCCACGGAAACATCGTTCTTGATTACCTTCAGTCCTCTCGGATTTGGTGGATTGATCAGAAACCCTTGGGATGAATCGTCATGGACAAACATGTAGGGCTCTCCTGTGGGATTCAACTTTGCAATCGCTTTCGACTCCCCATCAGGATCCCTCTTGACGAAGAACTTGTCCCATCGATTGATGAAAGGTACACCAGCGTAGATGTAGAAGACCTGATCGAAGTTCAGCGTGGGACTCTTGTAGAGTTGGTCGAACCCCAAACGGAGAAGGGTGCCCTGACGGTGACGAGTGTACTCGTCAACGAAACCACACTCGTTCCCCTCCGCAGGAACGATTGCGAAGTCGATCCTCGGGTCATCGTCATACATCCTCTGTACACGGGGAAAGTTGTTCGTCCTCACAAACAGGGTGACATTGTCAGCCTTGTTGCCCACCAAACTGCGAACAAGACCGTTGCAGATGATGTGATCACCCATCCCTAGATGGTGATGGATGTAGAGTGTCGAACTACTCATACCCTACCTCCTTCAAACCATCGCAGAATTTCCGATGCCCTATGGTCATAGGTGTGCTTCGACAGGAAGAGTTCCCTTCCTGCCTTTCCAATGGCAGCGAGGGTCTCGGGACGCATGCCCATTACGGAAGTGACCTTCGATATCAACGAACGAATGTCGCCCGAGTACTCGCCCCTGTCGTACATGAGGCAGTTGATACCATCCTCAAACCCGAGGTCCTTGTACTGCGGATTCCTGTCCGTGAGAAGCACCGTTCCACATGCGAGGGTTTCAAACGACCTGTAGTTGATGTCGTTGGCGATGTTCATGTTGAAGTGGATACGGTATGAGTTGATCGTCCGCACCATGGCGTTGCCGATCACGAAGATGTCTTGCTTCAGACCGAACACGCTCGTCAGGGTATCCACAGCCCTTTTGCGCTCGGGGGTGACATTATTGCCGCAGAAGCCCATGGCATGAGTCTTCGCCACATCGGGTAGCGGGAAGATCATCCTGTGGTCGGTGCAGTTGGGGAGCCATCGGTGATGAGGGAGCCTCACGAAATCCCTCGTCGCATGGGCGAGGATGTCGTATTTGCCCTCGGAGAAGATCCTCTCGTATGGTGCGGTTCCACGGACATGGGCATCTATACACCACACCATCTTGATCGGCTTTCGTGTCGAGGAGAGGTCGGGCATCCACTCGTCGCCGTAGTTCTCAAGGTTGATGATCAGGTCGTATGAGTCGAAGTCGGGGAGGGTCGGGAAGCCTTCGTGACCCTTTCCCCACACGACACAGCCGTGACCCATGGAATCGAATGATCTCTTCAAACAGCACGACTCTCTGAAGTCACGGTTTTGTTCGTGGTGCCCACGCTCTTGGATAATGAGGATGTTCATGGTCAGTTGCCGATACCGTCAGGAGTTCTTTGGAAAAGAACATTGTCTTCCCAATCGTTCTCATAAAGAACTTCAAGCACATTGAATCTGTTTTTGAACAAAAAATCCAACATGTCGCTCCTAGTAGGAGCATCTTTGTGCATGAACTTTCCTTCCTTGGGAATTTCTAACATGATGTATGACACCGATTCCAACAGTTTGCCCAGGCTACGCATAGCCATTAGTTCTGCTCCCTGTATGTCCATACACAAAAAGTCGATCTTGAAATCGGGAACACTAGCAAAGAAAGTGTCCAATCTCGTACAGGGTATTTGTACCTTTGGCTCTTGCGCTTCTTTGGCGTGTAGTCTTTCAAACAAAGAAGCACATCCCGTTATCTCCCTAAATCCGTAAAAATCAACAAACCCGTCATGTTCGGCAACTGCTTGTGGGACGAACTTGATTCTACTGTCCGAGTTATTTTCAAGACAGTATCGCAGACATTTCGGATTAGGTTCAAATGCGTACAGAACCTTTGGGTCGTAGGTTCGGAGCAAATCGTAGGTGTAGAGATAGTCGTTGCATCCCAATTCAACGATAGTCTTGATGGGAAACTTTATGTGCTTTGCAACCAATGAGTGTGTGTAGGGACAGGGATTCATGGTTTCTTCTTAGTGCTGTGGATTGTCGTTCTCGTCGTACACCTGTCCGACGAAGTGCTTGGAATCACGGGGGAGCGGGAAAGGAACCTTGGCGAAGAACTCGTCGTGCTGCACGACATCCTCCTTAGCCAAGGACCACACGCTGTGCGTGAGGAAGTCTTGGTCGATGCCGAAGAGGGCTGTCTTGGTAAGTCCCATGGCGTAGTAGTTGGAAATCATGGATCGGATCTCCTTGAGTTTCCCGCCACGGACACCCCACATTCCGCCGCACAGGGGAGTTCCGTGCTGAGGATGGTCTCGCATCGCATGGAATCCCTTGCCCGAGGAGATCCATTCCTGCACAGCCATCACCTCACGCTGTCCGATCCTTGAGTCGGTGTCACGGAACACGACGCAGTCGATGGAGGGATCCTCGGCTGCGTAGAACCTCCAGAACATCGACCAATGCGGCTCGACCGACGCACCCATCCTCACCACTTCGCAGTTGGGCATGCTGTCAAGGGTGTCGAGGATCTTCTCGGGCACCGTCTCCTCGTCGCAATAGAATCGGCAGGTCCATCCCCTGTACCAAGAGGAGGCAAGTTCGGCGTTACGAATCGCACCGATGGTGTACTTGGGTTTGTCGCCCCAAAGACTGAAGGACACCACATTCATCGTGTCACCTGATGGTTGTGGGTCTCTTCAAAAGTCTTGCGGCACTTGTAGTTGTAGATCACTCCGTCGATCCATTCCTCGGTCTTGAGGTGGTGGCGGATCCCCATGCTGAACGACCTGTCCTCGCCGCTGTTCCACGGCGGGAACCCAACCTGCACGGCGATGGACCTCCGCACGGCGTTGAGGTGGTTCGGGGGTCGGTAGTAGACCTTGCCCTCATGGTCATCGATCCACCTGTCGTAGCGGAGGGAATGGATGAACGGACGGCTATACCCGTCAGAGAACACGATCTCTCCCGTGAGGGACGAGCAGTCGGGGTTCTTGGACAGGGCGTTCAGAACCTTGTCGATGTAGTCTTGGCTCGGCAGGTCATCGTCATCGATGAAGGAGACATACTCCCCCGAGGACTGCGTGAGGAGCATGTTTCTCTTCTGACCGATGGTCATCTGCCGATTGTCGGCGCAATGGAGAACCTCGACATTGCGCTTCCCGACCTGACGGTCGAGTTCCTCACGGAGCGACTGAAGGGAGTCCTTCCGTTCGACTAGGGTCGGGATGAGAATCGACAACTTGTGGCGATATGACCAAGGCATTCACGATCTCCTCAGGCTTCAGATGAAAGTTGTTGTAGGCTCGGTCGAGATAGACCGCCTTATCATGCTCGTACATCTCCACCGACTCGTTGCGGCGGTGGAGCGCATCGTTGGGATTGACCGCCCCGACCCATTGGTGTTGGATGATGACATGGTCGATGTACACGACCTTGCCGAGCATCCTCGCAACATCGGTGAACTCGTTGTCGCAGAACACCGACTTGTAGCCTGGGTAGTAGAGGTACCCGAACCTGTCGAAGTACTTGCGACCGAGGATGGACAGGGTGATCAGCCTGTTCTGCCCCGAGAATCCGTCGTTGAAGTGGAGGACCCCGTCCGTGTCGGGGAAGAACTTCGCCATAGCCTTGGCGATGACATCGTCGTAGCCGCCGTGGACGGGGATCATGTCATCCGATGCGAGGAGGATGACATCGGGTCTGAAGGACATGACCCTGTCTAGGTCGGCGTTGATAGCGGAGATCTTGCCCGTGGACTTCCCGCACACAGGGAGGATCTTGCCTTCCAACTGTGCGTTCATTCGGTTGAACACGGACCACATGTTGTCGTTGTTCATCGTCGGATCGTCGTGATCGAACGAGATGACGAACTTGACTTCGTGCATGCCCGAGAGGAAGTTGATGTACCTGTTCAGTACGGAGATGAACTTGTCGGGTCGCCCCCTCGTAGGGAACTTGATGACCATCCTCATGGCTGCTTCTTCCCATCCCCTTCTTCTTCGATGTCAACGAACTCGACCACCGAGTTGCCCGAGTAGTCCTTGGCGTAGTCCTTGGCGAGGGAGTACACCTTGGGGTCCGTCTCCTTCACATATCGGATGAAGTTGAGGCAGAAGTCGTTGATCGCCTGACGGTACAGCATGCGCTCCTTCTCCGTCATGTTGTCTTCGTCGGGGTATGCGTTCGGATCCTCGTCGCCGAAGTCACGCTCCATCACGGAAGGGTCGAGGTCCTCGCCGCACTCCTCGGTGAAGTCACGCAGGGAGCAGGGGAAGACCACGCAGGGAGTGCCCTCACCGAGATACCCGCCGAGGATGTTGAACTCAATGTATTCGGCGGCATCGTCCTCGTCGGAGATTCCACCCGATATCAGGATCTCCACCATCTTGTCGTAGTCGTAGACTGCGATGGGCAAGGTCTGACCGAACTTGCGGAGTCCTCCGACGAAGGCACCATCGAACCCGTCTATGAGAAAGGTCTTGTCCTGTTTCTTACTCGACATCATCCCCCGCTTCCTGTTGACCGTACTTGAACTCCTTGGCAGCGGCTTCATCCAACGCCTTGATGACATCGTCGGTGAACCACTTCTGCGGATCCTTGTTGATCCTCGACTCAAAGTCTGACCTGCCGTCAGGGAACTGAATCTTGTTCGACACCTTCTTGAGGATGCCGTGATCGATCCCGAGATTGATGAGACCGTAGTAGCGGTCGAGACCGCTGTCGTAGTTCAGCAGGACATCGATGGAGCGGTTCTCCTTCGTCAGGCGGCTCTTCTGCGTCTTGCAATGGATGATGTTGCCGACCACCTCGTCATCGACCTTGTGCTTCTTCTTCGACAGGTAGACGATGGTGGTGGCTGCGTACTTGAGACCGCTGCCGCCGCCCATTTCCTTGGTGGGGACATAGGCACCCACGACATCGTAGGTGTGGTTCGTCACGATCAGGGGGATGTTGTACTTGCCCAACTTGAGGGTCACCGTGCGGAACACGGACTTGATGACCTGACTGCGGGTCATGTCACGGACCTCCTTGCCTTCCGCCGAGTCGTTCATCTCCTTTGAGGTGGACAACATGCCGAGCGAGTCGAGGACGATCATGGTCGCCCTCTGCTCGGACTTCTCCAACTTGCCGTAGTTGTCGAGGATCTGAAGGACCTGATGGCGGAACTGCTCCACCGTGGCGATGGGAAACACAGCCACACGGTTCTTGTCGAGCCCACGGCTGACGATCATCTCGCTCGTCACAGCCTGTTCGCTGTCGAAGTAGAGGATCACGCCCTCGGGATTGTCGTTGAGGAACTGCGCTGCGACTCCGAGGGCGAAGTAGGTCTTGCCCGTTGCGGACTCACCTGCGATGCCGAGGATCTTGTTGTTCGGGATGCCTCCCTTGAGGCTTCCCGAGACGAGTGCGTTGAAGGCGTAGGAACCCGTGTCGATGAAGCCCGACACATCGGACTCAAGACCTTCGTTGGCGATGGCTGCGTACTCGTTGCCGCTGCTCTTGACGAGAGACTTCAGAAAGTTCATGTTGTAGACCTCGCAGAATGATTTAGGCGTTCACTCGTCCATGTCGGGGGGACTGTCACACAAACCGTCGAATGTCTCGTATGAGTACCCCGAGTCCGTGATCGCCTCCAACATGGTGTCCAACTCCTCGGGGGTCACATGCGCCCGTGCGTGGGTACCCGTGTGCGCAGGTGCGCCCACGGGTCGGACATCGTGGAAAATGATGACAGGACTCACTCCTTCTTCGACCCCTGCCCTGATTGTTTCAACCGCCCCGTTCAGATCCCCGCCACGAATCCTAGATTCCGTGGGATTGTGCTGCGTGTCCATCGTGGACATCATGGGCACACTCCTGCCCCCCGAGAGGACCGTTCCTGCGTTTTTCGAGCGGACGAAGCAAAACAGTCGATCCACCTCCGCAAACAGGGCATCATCGAACTTGGTGTAGGGGAAGGCGAAGTGGGTGGGGTCGAATCCCGCCTCCACCATCTCCTCCATGGCAGGGATCACCTCGTCATCGATGTACTTGTCGATCCCATACCGCTTGCTGTACGAGAGAGCGTCACGGTGCATCTTTCCATGGCAACCTATGACATGACCATCGGAGCGGAGGTCGTGGAGCATGTCGATCTCCTCTTCGCCGAGGAGATGGAACCCATCGACATAGAAGACCGCCCTAGCCCTGTGCCGCTTCAGGATTCCCCTCGCCCCGTGCCAATGCGAGACCGAGTGGTCATCGAAGCACAGGTGGACATGGGGATGTCGGACATCCTTGGTCAGGAACTTGCCGATGGGCTGCATGACCGTATTTAGGACGGTCAGCCGAAGAGGGTGTCGAGGCTAGCCTTGTCTTCCACGCTCCACCCGACGATGTCGAGCAGTTTCTTGAGCGGCTCAAGGAAAGCCTTGTCGAACTGCGTCTCCCTGTCGATGTACTGCTCCAAGCCGAACTCGTCGGGAAGGGCGGTCACGAAGGAGATGACATGCTCACGGATCGGGTTCGGCTCCTTGAGGTAGCAGAACTTGATCTTGTCGCCCTCCCTGATCAGGGGATAGGACTTCGTGAGCCTCTTCGTCTTGACGAGGTGGTTGTACAGGAGACCGCCCTTGACTGCGATGGGGGTTGACTTCTTGTAGATGGCGGCGGCATCGGCGTACTCGTCAAGGTTGTTGCAGCCTCGGGGGAACGAGATCTGATGCACCGACAGCGACATGAACTCGTCGTGGAATCGGTCCACGAACGAGCGCAGCGCACCTTCGTCGGAGGTGAGGATCAGCCTGATAGCCTCATGGAGACTGCTGCGAACCACCTGCGGTGTCGATGAGCGAACGACCTCAAGTCCCGTCACCTTGATGTCGGGCTCCTCCATGTACACATCGTCCTCTCCCATGTGTACGGCGAGGCAGTACCGCTTCTTCGCCGCCCACAGACCACGCATGGCGATGTTCTCCCGCTTCATGCTCATGCGGTTCGCATAGGCGTTCATCGTGTCCGACAGTTCCCCGTACCACTTGGAGATGCGGGGGAGGATGATCTCGTTGCAGGACTTGTTGAGGAACTGCACGGTCTCCCTCGGGGGCTTGTCCCCCACAACCTTGGAGACCAATGGACCGAGATGGAGGTAGACCGAGTCGGTGTCCGATGCGATCACATAGTCGTGGGACTCGGTGCCGCATGTCTTGTTGAGGAAGCGGTTCAACTTCTGTTCGATCCACTTGATCGACAACTTGCCCGACCATGTGATCGCCTCTGCGATGCGAAGGTCGTAGTAGCGGAAGTATTGGTTCCCCATCGCACCGAATGCGCTGTTCAACTGAACCTTGCGGACGAGTTGGAAGTTGTGGTACTTGCTGACTTCCTTCTTCTTCTCAAGGACCTGCTGCGGCGAGGCGGTGTCGGCGTTCTTCTTGAGCCACCCCTTGGCATCCACCGAGAGCCTCTTGTATTCCTTGCGCTGCTTGTACATCGTCTCCATGAGTTCGGGTAGGAATCCATGGATGTCCCTGCGGTACATGGTCCCGTTCCCCGCCACGGAGAGGTTCTCCCCGTGCGCCCGTGCGAGTGCGCCCGTGAACCTCTCGGGTTCGGCGAGGAGGGTGTCCGCAGTCATGTCGGGGATCCTCTCCTCGACAAGGGTCTCGGGGGACAGGTTGTACTGCATGATGAGGTGCGGATAGAGGCTGTCGAGGTCGAAGGATGCCACCCATTCGTAGGTGTTCGGCTTCGGCTCCTTGACATACGCCCCTGCGAACTGCTCACGCTTCTCGACCGATGGCTTCGGGGGGATGGCGATCCTCTTCGTCCGCAGGTAGTGGTAGATGATGCTGTCCCACATCCGCACCTGCGAGAAGACATCGTCAAGGTTCGTCCGTGCGCTGTACGCAAGGGCTTGGGCGAGTTCGATGAGCCTCAACTTGTCCTCTAGTTGCATGACAAGTCGGGTGTCCTTGATGTTGTACTCCATGAACCTCTGAAAGTCCTGCTTGTACAGGTCCGAGAGGGTTCCCACATCCGAGTAGTCGATCTTGCCCTCGCCGAGTTCGATCATTGCGATGTGCTGCAACTTGTACGACTCACGGGTCACGAATGTGAATTTTCTGTAGAGGTCGTAGTAGTCGAGTATGGAGATACCTGCGAGGTCGTAGACCTGATTCTCCCTGTCCATCACGACCACCTTGCGGGTGCGGATCTCGCCCCACGGGGACAACCGCTTCACCGCCTTGCTCCCAAGCACCCTGCTGATCCTGTTGTACAGGTACGGGATGTCGTAGAATTGGGCGTTCCATCCCGTGATGATGTCGGGGTCGAGTTCTTCCCACAGGTCGAGGAATCGGTGGAGGAGGCTTGCCTCGTCGTTGAACGAATGGCATGTCACTCCATCGACGGAGAAGTCGCCGAGCCCGAGAGCGTGGACCTTGCTCCCTTGGATGAGCGTGATGGCGTTCACCCTCTCTCGGGGATCGTCAACGGATGGGAATCCATCCTCGCTCTCGACCTCAATGTCGATGGACAGGACACGGATCACCGAGGGATCGTATGGCATCTCCCCCTCGCTGCCGTACCTGTCTGCGATGAACTGAAACTCCGAGTCGATGTCGCCGTAGACCCCGAGACCGCCGACACCACGGTACTCCGAGGAGAACTGCCTAGCCTCGTACATGGTGTCGAAGTCCACGGGATCGACAGCCTTGCCGTCGATTGTCCTCCACGATGAGGGCTTCGGTTTGCCCGTAGTCACGAAGAGCGTGGGTCGGAATGTCAGCGACTCATGGAGCCTCCTACCGCTCTCGTCGTACCCCCTGTGGAGGATCCTGCTGCCCTTGGTGTTGACGGCGGTGTAGAAAGGCTTCACTCCATCACATCCATGAGGTTCATCGGTGCCTCGTCGGCGATCCTGTCGGTTGCGATCTTGATGTAGTCGGGGTTCAACTCGGTACCGATGAACTTCCTGCCGTGGTTCAACGCCACGACACAGGTGGTTCCCGATCCCGTGAATGGATCAAGCACGGTGCAGGGGACTACGGGTGCGCTGCATCCACAGGGACAATCGACAGACCATCCCGCAGTCCTGTAGGTGTTCTGCATGCTCGACTGACTCTCGTAGGGGGAGCCTTCTGCGTTGTTGGTTGACCAACGGCGTTGGAACTCGCCCGTCTTCTCCATCACACGCTCGTATGGTTGACCGCACTTGGAGCAGCATCCGTGTGCGCTCGTACCTGCAAGGATACAAGGTTCGATCAAGTCCTTCGGGAAGGTGGCGAAGTGGGCACCACGGAAAGGCTTCGTGGTCACAGTCCACACGGAACGCCTGTTGCGCTTGCCGTCAGCAGGGTTTCCAATCGGCTTCGATCTAGCGTCTGATTCGTCCCAACGGACAATCTCATTGATTCCACTCTTCCGACCTATCATCTCCCTGTATTCCTTGGAGGATGTGGGGTTGGATGAATTGATAGGCTCCTTGATCGCCTCATAGTCGTAGTAGTACTTCTGCGACTTGGCGAGGAGGAAGATGTACTCATGCGACTTGGTGCAGCGGTCGGTCACAGACTCGGGCATCGGGTTTGGCTTCGACCAGATGATGTCCTGACGGAGATACCAACCGTCAGCCTGTAAACCAAAGGCTACACGCCAAGGAATGCCCAAGAGGTTCTTGTTCTTGAAGCCCTCGACCTTCCATGAGTTCAGCACGGCTCCCGTCACGGAACCCGTGTTTCCCTGTTGGATGCTTCCATCCTGTCCCTTGCCCCTGCCTCCTGCGGAGTACGAGTCACCCAAGTTCAGCCACACGGTTCCATCGTCACGGAGAACCCTCCGAACCTCACGGAACACCTCGACCATCTTGGCGACATACTGATCGGGAGTCTCCTCAAGACCGATCTGATCTTCCTTGCCGTAGTCACGAAGTCCGAAGTAGGGCGGCGAAGTGATGCAGGTGTGGACGCAGCAGTCGGGCAGCGTCTTCATTCCCTTGATGCAGTCGCCTTCGATGATGGTGTAGCGGTGGTCTTCGGTCATTCCATGAGTCCGTGCAGACCCACGCACCGCTCGACCCTTGCCTTGGCGGTCGAAACCGCCGCAGGGTTCTTATCCACTCCGACCGAACTTCTGCCGAGACGCAACGCCGCCTCTAAAGTGGTTCCCGAGCCGCACATGGGGTCAAGGACTAGATCGCCCTCATTCGTGTAGGCTTTCATCAGACGCTCAAGAAGTTCCAATGGTTTCTGCGTCGGATACCCGTTCCGCTCCTTGGCGGTCGTGGAGAGGATGCCGATCTGCCACCAATCGTTCATTATCCGACCGTCAGGGTGGAAGCCCTCCCTGTCGCCGTAGTCACGGGGATACGGCTCACGCAGGAGATTGAATCGGCAGCGTTCGGCATCCTTGGCGTACACGAAGAGATTGTCGTGCTTGCGGGAGAAGTGTTTCTTGGACGCTCCCCCCGAGGCATAGCACCACACGATCTCGTTGCGGAAGTTGTCCGCATCGAAGGCTTTGTCTAGCGAGAGGCGCACATGATGGGCTGCATGCCAATCGACATGGACGCAGATGTTCCCGTGCGGCTTGAGGACACGGCGCACCTCGCTGAACACGGGCGAGAGCATGCCCATGTACTCGTCAATACCCGACCACCTGTCGTTGAACTCCGAGAAGTCCCTCTGACAGTAGTACGGTGGGTCGAGATAGACGAAGTCGTACTTCTCAGATGGCTCGGCTTCAAGGAATATGAGAGCCTCGTTGTGGTGGATCTCCGAGGTCACGCAGTCATCCTTGCCATGTCTTGAGGATCCAACTTGAGGAGTTCCGCTTGTCCTCGCCGCCGACACCGAAGACGAAGGAGATGTTCGCATCGTCCACATTCATCTCGGGGATGTTCTCTTGGGTCCTGTCGCCTCCGTTGGCGAAGACGATGTGCCAATCGGGGTACATCCTTCGGGTGGCGAGGATCGCTGCCTTTGCGCTGCCATCATCGTCGTTGAACGGGATCGTGTGGCAGACCCACCTGATCGCCTCCACGATCTGCGCCCTCTCCGAGAACGGGAGGAACGGCTTGCCCTTCTTTCGGGTGAGCCATGCGTCCGAGTTCACTCCCACTACGAGGCGGTCGCCCAACTCACTCGCAGCCTTGAGGTACGAGAGATGTCCCGAGTGGAGGGGATCGAACCCTCCCGTCACCAACACGATCTTCGGCATCACAGTTCCTTCTTCACCTTGTTCCAATAGGCGGTGGTGTTCTTCCACGCCTTCTTGTCCTTCTCCTTGGTCGAATGCTGCTTCTTGAGGATCATCCCGCCTCCGTTGTGGATACGGGCGAGTTGCTCAAGAGTCGCATTCTTCGGTGCATACCGTGCGAGGTAGGCACGAACGATCTTCTCTGCGTAGACGGGATCGAAGCAATCCCGATAGGAGCCGCCGATGGACTTGTCGTGGTCCGTTGCGTCCTTCCAATACGCCCAATGGATCTGATAGATGCCGATTGCCTTTCCGCCATCGCCCACGGCGTTGGGGTTGTTGCTCGACTCGACCTTTGCCAATGCGGGAAGGATCAGATCGACATTGCTATCAATCCGAGCCGAGACCGTGGTGGGAGATGCTCCCCACGCTGAGGGTTCGCTGAACCCTGCCGTTCCGATGATGATCGTTGAGATGAACACCGTTGTGAGAAGCGTTGACGGGACTCTCATGGGTCTTCTCCTTCTTTTCTTGGAGGTAGGATTGGAACAGGACGGCGTAGTTGATGACATCAAGGATCGTGTCCTCGACGGACTCGTCCTTGACCTGTAGGGTACCCGCTTCGATGAAGGATGACAGGCGTGACATCTTGTCCGTGAGACGGACGAGGAAACCCTGCTCGGTGGAGCAGATGCCCATAGCCTCGCATCGGGTGAAGTTTGCGAACGGCGACTCGCCTCCACGACCTGCGTAGTCGTGGTTTTTCTTCTTCATCAAGTCGAGTGCCATCCCGCAGAGGCGTTCGTGGTTCTTTAGGAGTTCTTCTCTGTTCATCTCGTCATGCCTTTCCTGTCGAGCCGAAGCCCCCGTTGCGGGTGGTCCCTCTGTCAATCACATCGTCCACTTGGCAGAAGACCGTTGAGATCTTCTCCACGATTTCGCCTTGGCAAATGCGGTCGCCGTGCCGAAGCGCAAGAGTTGCCTTGCTTGTGTTCGTTACGGGAACCATCAGTTCCTGCGTGTAGTCGGAGTCGATGACACCCTCGCAGTTGGAGAGCATCAGACCGCTCTTGAGGGCGAGTCCCGAGCGCATGTGCAGCCGCACGGAGTAGCCCTTGGGGATGTCGAGGATCAGTTTGGTCGGCAACAGGACCCTGTCGCCAGATTGGACGGTCAGCGTGGGAGGTTGGTCGGGCTGCTCCAACCAAGCCCACGCCTTCGACGGCATGTTCGACTGTGTCCAAACATCGACATCCCTGTGACCTGCGGGTAGGCAGAGACGGATGTCGAAACACGCCGAGTCCTCCGTCGCATAGACGGGAGCGAAGGCTTCGGGATGCAGTTTCTTGTAGCCGAGGATCACGCAGTTCATAATGAAGAGTCGGTTCAGTCGGGTTCGGAGGATGGATCAGGTCCGTCACGCTTCTTGCGGAGACCTATCCTGTACTTGGGTATGAGTTCCCACTCGGCTTTCTGCGAGTGAGGCAGGATCTTGAAGTGCCCGATGGAGCAGGTCGGCTCCTTGATGCGGGTCGGGTCAACGACCTTGATGAGACCCCATTGCTCTAGCAGACCCGTGATCGTGTTGCGACGAGCCCTGTCGGACTCGGAGAAGTCGGTGGGAAGACCGTCCAACAGGAACAGTTCCTTGAAGTGGACGATGTAGTATCGACCTCTCTTGTGCAAAATATGGCAGGACTGCCACAGTTTTTTCCCCTCCTTCGCCGAGATGCCTATCCGAGTGAGGGTCTCTCTGACTTTGAGGAAGGCATCGGGGCTCGGTAGGGTGACCTCGACTAGTTTGTCCACGATCTCATTCACGGGTCATAACTCTGTTTGGAGTATTTAGCGTGATCCTCCCCTAGCCTTGAGGATCTTCTCCCGTGCCTCTTGGTCTAGGAGCGAGATGTATTCGTCAGCCCGTTTCCTGCCGATCCCGTACCGAGCCATCACCGACTGTACGAGTTCCTCGTCCTTCTCCTCGGGCTTGACCCACTTGTCGAAACGCTTCCTGCGCCTGACCGAGGCGTAGAGGTAGTCGTACTGCATGCGCCTGTCGGTGAAGGGGAGACGATTCATCTCGTTGGCGTACAGGACCGTGTCGGGGCTGAACGACAGCCCCCTGTTGACCATGAACGGGATGTAGTCCCGCTCGACATCGGGGCTGACCTCCATGAGGTTGCCCGACTTCTCGTTGATGCTCTTGATGAAATCGAAGGGGGAGAGTCGTTGGCTCATGGGATGTTTATGCCGTCTAGGTCGATGTCATCCGACTTGAGGCTGACGATCAGCCGCATGGGGACATAGATCCACTTGTGCTTCTTGATGTCGTAGACGCTGTGCAGGAGGAATTGGTCGTAGGCGTTCGACCCGTGGTATCGGTCGATCAGGGGGGCTTCGACATAATCCCTCCCGACCACGCACACTCGGTGGGCGATCTTGGTCTTGATGCGCTTCCCACCCATGTCCTCGTATTCGATGTCGATGTGGTTCGGGTACACCGCAGACAGGGCTGCGTCGAGCCACTCGGCAAGCATGACATCGGTCATGCCCGTCACATCGAAGTAGGTGCCGAGACCTCCGTTGCCGCTTTCGTCGGAGTGCTTCTTGGCGACCTTGGTGGAGAAGTAGTTGTGCCTCTCACGCAGGAAGGTCTGTCGGGCGTTGTTGCATTCCTTGATGAAGCCGCTGTACGAGTACTTCCTCTCAAGGCGTTGGTTGATCTTGGAAACCTTCTCCAACTGATCGTCGGTGATCATGCTCGACAGCAGCATGATCTTCTCCAAAGGATTGACCACCTCGCCAACGGAGACGGTCCTGACCGTGGAGTCGAAGTCATCCCAAAACCTGTCCCCGACCTCCTCGCCGAGCGACTGCCGAAACTCTTCGATGTAGGATTGGATCTGATACCGCTGACCGATCTCATGGATCGAAATCGACAGATCATTGAGGCTCTTCACGACCATCGGATGCCCCCCTTCGTCGCCCGTATTTAGGCTTTGAAGGTGCATTCCGAGGCAAGCACCACGCAACAGGCGGCGAGGTTGAGTTCCTGATCGGCGGCGAAGGCAGACTTGTATTGGTACTCCGACAGGGTGATGACAGCCTGTGGGACCGACGAGGGCTGCAACGAGTCGAGCATGGTCTCGTAGATCCTGCGGAAGACATGCGCCATGTCCTTGTCCGAGTTCTCCACGACCCACTTGCGGATGTCTCCAAAGGACTTCGCCTTGAGTGCCTTGACGAGCGAATCCATGGCGATGTCCGATGTGACGAGGATCCCCGCATCGACCGAGCCCGACACCGAGTACCGCTGCACCTCGTTGAGGACACGGCGGAAATCGGGGAAGTGCTTGATGATGAGTTGAGCCAAGACGGGAGCGTCGTATTCGATGCCCTCTGCCTTGAGGATCCCCTTGAGCCGCTCAAAGAACTCCTGACCCATGTGGGTCTTTTCCTTGGCAGGGATCCTGAAGTCGATGACCGTGCATCGGCTGTGCAGGGGTTCGATGATCCTGTTCTTGAAGTTGCAGGTGAGGATGAATCGGCAGTTCGACCCGAACTCCTCCATGAATCCACGGAGGGCGGGTTGGGTGGACTGCGGGTTCAGATAATCGGCTTCGTCAAGCACGACAACCTTGACACCCCCGTTGAGGGAGACGGAGGAGGCAAACTGCCTGATCCGTGTCCGCAGGGTGTCGATGCCGCCGTCCTCCGATGCGTTGATGAAGAGGAGGTCCCTCCCCAACTCGTCGCATATGGCTCGGGCGACGGTGGTCTTGCCGCACCCTGCGCCTCCGCACAGGATCATGTTCGGGATGTCTCCCGACTTCACGATATCCGAGAAGGTCTCGGACAGTCCCTTTGGGAGGACGCAGTCCGAGACCTTCTTCGGTCGGTACTTCTCTACGAGGAGGTCTTTCATGTCAAGCCTTGTTGCTGCTGTCGGATTCCATGGCGACCCAATAGGAGACCGCCGCACCCGTGAACTTAGCGACACGCTTCTCGCCGATTTCCACCGAGTAGTCTGCGGGGATCATCTTGAGGTTCTCCACCTTGAACCAAGAGCGGAACGAACCGTTGTGTTCGGTGCTGTCGATCCCGAGGGACCAACTGTGCGCAGTCGGGTCCTTCTTGTCGCAGACACGGAGGCAGATGCCTTCGCCGCAAGCCTCGACGCACATGTCGGGAGCCTGTAGGACGGACGCAGCCTTCATCAGGGAGCCGAGATCGTCCTTGGTCAGTTGGAAGGACACCGAGACCTTCGGCATCACGATCTTCCTGTCCTCCTTGGTGAGGAGGCTCGGGTCGCTGAAGTAGTACTTGACGGAAGCCTTGCCCGAGTCCCCGACCAAGACATGCGTGGACTCAAACTCAAACTCGGGGTCCTTGAACAGGCTAACCACCGAGAGGAACTTGCCCATGTCCCAAATGCCGAACTCCGTGTCGAACGCCTCCTTGACCTGTGCCTCGGCGAGTACGGTCTTGGACGGAGACACCGTGTTGATGGTGCTTCCCACCTTCACATGGAGGTTGCTGTTGATCGTGGCGAAGTTCTTGAGGATGTTCAGCGTCTCGGGACTGATCTTGATCTTTGTCTTGGTCACAGGTCTTGCTCCTTGGTTGGCTTCTGCTTTCTTCGACCTTTGCGTGTGTTCTTTTGTGCCTTGCGCTTGCCTTCGGAAAATTCCGTTGCTAGTGCTTGCGCCTCGCCGTCCCACGGGTAGTGCTTGAGGAGCCGCCTCGCCTCCATGCGGATGTCCCTCGGTACCCTCGGGGTCAACGAGGGGAACAGCAGGGTCAGCAGGAACTTCCTTGTGTTGATGACTGCGTTGACTCGTTCGTATGGCAATGTCATGTTTGCTCCAAAAGGAAAGGGCGAAAGGGGTTGCCCCCCTTCGCCCTACACGCAGACGATCTCGCCGCTCACTTCTTGCGGTCGGAAACCTTCATTTCAACTTCATGCAGGTTGCGCCAAATGTTCTCGTTGTCTTGGCTCATCTGAAGGGAGAGGTCACGGTTCACCTCGTTGATCCTGTCCTCCAACCTCGCCTCGACTTCATCGATCCGCTCGGTCAGCCCATCGTCGGCATCCTTGCAGCGGTCTTCGATCCTGTTCATCATGTCGATCATGTCCTCCTCCTGCTGCCTTCGGTCATCATCGGCGACCTTCGCATGGACCGCCTTGGCGAGGTTGGAGATGAGGTACGAGCAGAGGAGAAGGAGGACACCGATGCCGCCGACAGCGACGGGCTTGCCCAACTCCTCCGTGGTGAAGACCATGAAGAGCGACCATGCCACCGCACAGAACGAGACAAGTGCGAAGAAGAGGCTCACGATGGAGCAGGACTGAATGGCGTTGAAGGTGTTCGCCTTCTTGGAGCGAGCGTCGGTAAAGGTGATGTCCATGTCGAAGATCCTCAGATGATTGTGAGAGAACAGTAAGCCTTGCTAGCCATGCCCTTGCCTCGGTACTTTCCGAAGATCAGGAGATGCCGCTTGTTCAGTTTGCCGCCTCGGATGATGATTCCGTACTTCACGATCCTTTTGCCGAGGGTGATCTGCCATCCGTTCGATACGGCGAACGAGGTGATGGCACTCTTCATCCCCGTGCTGATATCGCCTCGGAATAGGTATCCTTTTAGTCCCGCACCCCAAACATTCGACTCTTTCATCAGTTCGACCAACTGAAGGATCTCGTCGTAGCCCTTGGACTTCGACTTTCCCCGAGCCCCCAACTTCGACGCTATGAGTGCCCTCGCCTCCGAGGAGGGGGCGCAGGTGCGTGTGCGGCAGCGAAACTGCTTCGCCGTGTTGACGATCTCTCGCTTCGCCATGGTCGGACTTATTTATCCGACTTCACAGGCGTGTACTTGTAGAGGACACCGCACTCGTCGCAGAAGGTCTTCAGCCAATGACCCGAGGTATGGGGATGACCCACGCCGCCGCAGATCTCGCAGATGCCCGAGGATAGGTACTCGGTGAACGAGATGGCACCACGGATGCGGCTGTTCCCGCCCTGCGTGTAGATGCGGAGTTGTGCGAACTTCTCCTTCATCTCAACGATGGCGAACGGAGTGTCTCCCTCGGTCAGGGAGGGATCTCGGTCGATCTCCCCTTCGATGGTGTTGACGAGGTTCACTACGAGTTCGTCCCATCCGTAGCCAAATTCCCAATGAACAGTTCCGAGAGGTCGGTCGGAATCGACGCACTTGGTGCCGCCTCCGAACACTCGGGGGTGCGCTGCTTCGATCTCTTCCCTACGCTTTTCCTTGCCTCGGAGCATGTCCTCATGGAGTTGTCGGACTCGCTCTCGGAAATCGGACTCTGAAGCGATGTCCTGTACCCCCGATCCTCCTGCCACCGACTCGGGCTGTACTGCGTCCCCGACCCGATCCTCCGATGGAAGTCGTTCAGCCATTTCGCCTCCTTGGCTGCATCCCGTTCGCTTGCATACACCGCCACAACACCGTGGCTCACCACTAGGTAGCCCCTGTCCGTCGAGTTGCTCTTGACCGTGATCACCCATAGTTTTCCTTTTGCCATTTCTTGATCTCCTTCTTGCCCTTCGATGAGAGCCTCACCGTGACCAAGACTGTCGGTTCGTGGAAGCAGTTCACCTCTCGCTCCTCCTGACACGGGATCGTCACGGAGAGGACGGTGCCGATGCCATGGAAGTCGAAGTCCACGCAGTAGAAGGGTCCACCTTCAAAGTCGAACATGTCCTCGCCCCCACGGCAGAACTCCGAGGGACCCGAGACCTTGAACATCCCACGCTGCTCGTCAAGGAGAGTGATTGTTCGCAGTTGACCGTAGCGACTTCTAGTGGTGAACTCGTATGCCATTGCCATGAACTCGCCCGCTTGGGATCGAACCAAGACTAGAAGAATCAAAGTCTCCTGTGCTACCTTTACACAACAGGCGAATCAATGGAGTCGGGGGGAATCGAACCCCCGTGATCTCATGCCTACCGTGGTGCCTACTACGCCAATAGCCCTCGCTTTTCCTGACCCGTCGCCGAGAGCGACTGAACGGGTTCAGTTTCGGGATCTTTGATCTCGGTCGCAGTCGGCTTCCCGACTCCCTGCGACCTATCCCTTGGTCTGATCGTCTTCCTCAAGGGAGTCGGGAAGACGATTCGTCGGGGTCAGGCTGCGAGAGCGAGACGCTGACGGGGCTGCACATTGAACTTGGCAGTTATGGTTTCCATACACTTTTACGGGTCTAGCATGGTTTCCCGTGGCGCATCACTCATCGGTCTTCATGGATTCGATACCTGATCGACCCCTTGGTTTTACTTGAGACGGAGGAGGTACTTGGTCTTGTTGATCGCACCCACCATCTCGTCACGGATGTTGAGGAGGTCCGTGTCCTCGGACTTGAGGAGGGCGGGGACCTCCTTCGTCATGTACGAGATGGCTTGGTCGAGGATCTCGACCACCCCTGCGTTGTCCTTGTAGTTCACCAAGGTCAACTTGTAGGAGTCCTTGGCGGCGGGGACACCGTAGCGTCCCGAGAAGGTCTCAACGAACTCATCGATCTGTCCGTCGAGAGACTCGTACAGACCTCCGAGTGCCTGATGCTCGGCATACGACTTCGTCTGCCAATGGAGGACACGGAGTTGGGACTGAAGGGTGAGTAGGGTGGTGATGATGGTCATGTTCCTATCTATTCGATCAGGTAGCGACCCATGCTTCCATGGATCTCGTTCACGCTGTGACGGGCATCCTGCAACACCTTGGTGTTCGCTTCGCTGTATCCCATCAGGTACTCGTCCCAATACACCCTGCTGTCTGATGTAGCGGAGGTCATGCCGAACGGGTACCTGTTTGGGTTACCTGACATTCGGTCGTTGTACCCGTCCTTGTAGCCTTGACCTGCAATGTATGCCATGATTCCTCCTAGTAGCGAAGGTGGGAGTCGAACCCACACTAGTTCGATTTTGAATCGAATGCCTCTGCCGTTGGGCTACTTCGCCGATGGCTCTTTCCCCGCCATCAGATGCCTCAACCATGCGCTGTTGAATGTGTCCGCTTCTTGGTACGACTCAAACACGAAAGGCTTGCCCTTCATCTTGGAGTAGAACTGCGAGACCTTCATGGGCTTGAACTCGCCCACGGAGAACTCCTTGCCGAGACCTGGGAACTCGACGGGGTTGCCGTCCTCGTCCTTGCCCTGTGTGCCGATCAGGACAGCCTTGCCGTCGAACGACTTGTACAGGACGGAGTCTTGGTTGTACCTCGCACCCGCCTTGCGCAGGAACCCCTTGAGCCTACCCCTGTCATCCCCCTTGTCCCCGATGATGAGGAACGCCTGTTCCTTCACATCCTTGGAGACATCGGAGCCGTACCCTTCGATGTAGTGACCATCGACTCGGTAGAACCCGAACCCCGCAGTACGGATCTCGGCTTGGAGTTTGGAGTTCCTAGCCTTGTTCTCGGAGACGGGATAGCGACCACGGAAAGCGGTGATGATGCCGATGTTCCTGTCGAGCGTGTGTTGGTAGAGCCGAGACAGCGATGCCTCGTCAAGCACCCTCATGGTGCCGATGTCGTTCGCAGCCTCGGTGAGGTTTTTCAAGGTGTCCCTGTTCATGCTGTCTTTCTCCCTTTATCGAATCCCAACTTCTTGAGCGTGGCAATCGTGGTGGCGGCATTCTTGTGATGGATGGGGATCCCACCCGCAGCCTTCCACTCAACGATGTTCTGCTCCCAATCATCGATCAGGATGTTCGGTGTGCCGTCATCCTGTACGGCGTACTCACGCTTCTGATGGCGTAGCCCGATGTGGATCCTTGATGGCAGGGGTCGCATCTCCCGCTTGATCCATACCATCTTGTCTTCCTTGCTCGTCCGTTGCCATGAAACCGTATGTGCCGAGAGGATGCTTGCCGAGAACTGCGAGATGTACGACCACAGCCCCTTGCCGTCCTTCATCCATGGAAGTCTTGCGAAGATCCTCGGATGCTCCAAGTCGAACTTCTTCTTGTTGCGCTCCAAGTAGTCCTCAAAGTCGGTCTCGCTGCATCGGGGCTTCCCATCGGCAGAACAGATGCCACCGATGATGTCAACGAGTACCCCGTCCATGTCGCAGTAGATCTGCGACTTGGGGTTCGCTTTGAGGATGGCTTCCGTGAGCGTCAGCATGTTTGTATTTAGAGGGACCCGACCTTGTGCGGCTTGATCCACATCGTCTTGCGCTGCGACCTGCCCACCCCGCAGACTTGGCGACGGAAGTGCCCCCGCCTCCAATGCAGTCTCACACCTGCGCCCGAGGAGTCTTCTCCCTCGGTGTGGATCCTCTCTCCGAGGTCGAGGATGATCGGGTTCCACAGGGCGGGGCGTGTCTTGCCCTTCTTCGTCCTCGCCTCACGGCACACACCGCCGCCGACCCTTACGATGTCGTTCGTGCAGTTCATGGCGCAGAGGATCTTCCATGCCATTCGCACGACCATTCCGTTCTGCCACTTGTCTGCCTCTAGTTGGCTAGGGCTGACTTCCACGCCGAACTCACGCTTGAACGCCTCAAAGGCATCGTTGGTGCTGCAATAGAAATCCTTGCCGAACTCCGACATCTGACTCTCGTAGGTGCCTTGGCAGGGATAGTGGGCGTGGGAGGTCACTCCCTCGCAGTCAAGGAAGGTGACGATGTACGACTTCCCGTACTTCACATGGTCCATCTGCGAGATGGTGAACATGGTGATATACGAGTTGGAGCCGAACACCCCGTTGATTTCGGCGAACCGCCGAGAGGTGGGCAGCACGAAAAGCATCGCTTCGTGAGGAAACCGCAGTTCCTCCATCGGCATGGCGTTCTCGACATCGGTGCGGTCGAGTGCATCGATGAGTTCGTTGGAGAGGAAGAAGGTGGGACCATCGGTCGCTCTCAACTTCTGCTCGGTGTACGAGAACATATCCGTGTCACGCTTGCGCTCGGGCGAATCGTATTGGGCAAATGACCGCCCGACGAGCGTCGGATACGAGATCTTCATCGCCCATTGCGCCCACCACATCTTCGGGGATGGATAGCCGTTCGGCGGCACGATGCGCCGAGGGATGATGATGTCCTCCCACCCGTTGCCGAGGATGCTGTTCATCACGGCATCGGTGGCATTCGTAGTGAGGCAGGAGACCTTCGCCGTGGAGACCGTTGGTGGGTTGTTCTCATCGTTCATAACGCCCCCCGCAGGACTTGAACCTGCGACCTGCGGTTTAGGAAACCGCTGTTCTATCCAACTGAACTAGGAGGGCTAGAGGATCACTCGGGTTGCCAAGCCGTCACGCTGCGGAGGTTGAATGATCGCCACTCCTCCTTCTCCGTGTCCCACACCACCACATTCGTGGGGGGACGCTTCGGCTTCGGAGGCAACGGATTGGACGGATCGGGTTCGGGCTTCGGGGGCAGCACCGCATCGGAGAGGGTGCAGCGCATGGTCCTCTGCGTCCCATCCACCTTGGTGAAGTGGACGGTGACGATTCCCCGCTTGAGAGCGGAGATGATCTCGTTACGCAGGGTCTTTTCGTCTTCGGTGAGAATCTTGGTATCGTTCATATACGATACGATACTCTACGCCTCACCGTTCGTCAAGAGGATCTTCGGGATTTTCCTCGTCCTGATAATCCTGCCACTCGCCTTCAAGGTCGCCGCCGAAGTTCTTGCCCCAATTGATGGACTTGAAAAAGTAGACCGCACCGTCGTAGGTCTGCGGTGGGGGTGGCGGCGGTTCCTTGTTATCGGTCGGCGGCTTGAACATGTCATCAAGCATCTTGCCGAGCATCTTGTCGTACTTCACGGGGTCGATGTCGATGTTGTAGAGGTACGACTTGATGCTCTCGTCATGCTGCACCGTCTTGCCGAGATCGGCGAGGTCGGGTGGATCCTTCCGTCCCGTGTTGGCGATACGGCGGTCCTCGGTCGCCCTGATGACCGAGTTCAACTGCCTCCGCAACTCGGAGAGACGATCCAACTCAACGATTCCCGTCGCCTTTCCGTGGGATTGGATGGAATGGATCATCGCCTCCAACGAGACGAGGTAGTCCACCAAAGCCGAGTTCTCACGGCTCAAGGAGAGGTTTGATTCAAGCAGGTGTCGGGCTAGCGGTTGTCGTTTCATGTGTCCCTCATCGGCATAATCGCCCAACAGGCAGAAGTTTTCATCGTCTTATCAGGTTTCCTTGGATCGCAGGGACTTTCCGAGGGAGTCGAGGGAAGACATCGCCGACTTGAAGCCGACAGGTCTGCTTCCCATGGACATCTCAAACGCAATCCTTTCCGCATGGGAATCCGTGGACGAGTCAGTCCGCATTCGGAATTGATCAGGCTTCAGCCCCATGATCAAGGCGGTCGCCTTCGATAGCAGCGGGAGGTACTGACCCCTAGTGAGACCCATTTCGTTCGCCGTGGCTTTCTTCAGAGTACCATCGAAGGCAAAGGGGTACTTCTTCCTGATGACCGAAAGGATCTTCCATGTGGGCACTCCCTTGAGTATGGAGTTGCTCACGATCCTCTCTATGTTTTGGAAGTCGAGCATGATCCGCTTGATCTGACTCGACTCAAGGGTTTCCTTGGTCTCGCTTGGTGAGGGAGTGACCGTCTCCAAGAACTTCTTGGCGGCTTGAAGGGCGTTCGGATTCAACTCCGCACTTCCCGCCTTCTTGAGTCTGAAGTACTTGAAATCTGCCGTGGTTGGACTGAGGATGATCGTCTGCGGGACGGTAAAGGAGTTCCCCTTCCAATCGTGATGGGTTCCCGCTTCATACTGAATCTGCATGTGTCGCCCACCGACGAGAATCACAAGATCGCCGTTGATTCCCAACCGCTTGTACGAGTCGAAGATGACGCTGCTCATCGTTCCCGAGACTCCTCGGTGCGATGAGAGGAAAATGTCCGCACCCATCACCCTGCTGCGGGTGAGATTTTGGCGATACGCCATCCTGTAGTCGGTGAGTACCCATACGAGATGGATGTTCTCTGGTCGGTATCCTGCTTGGCGTAGGAGCAGGAGTATTCCTGGGTCGTTCGGATCGCTAGCCATGAGATGGTCCATAGACCTCATGCTTGAGTCGAACATGACATTCGGCAACCGCTTGGTCAGTCCCGCCGCAGAGGAACTAGCCTTGGGGTCCATCACCACCTTGGATACATCTGCGAGGGGAGCAGCCTTGAACATCCCTCCCATCGCTCTACTGCTCCGTTCCAACCTCTCTATGGGCTCCTTGAACACAGCCAAGGACCTCTTGGTGTCCAAGTTGATTCGCTTGATGTCCCCGTGGAGGGCACCCGCATCCCTCGGCACCGACAGTTTGGTGTTTCTGTGGGTCGATACGAGGGCTTGAACGGCTGGGGTGAGTCGCATCCCAATCTTTCCCTCAATCTCCGCTGCGAGGTTCTTGTCACGGATCGACAGGATGATCTCCTTGATGTCATCAGGATTGATCATCTTGAACTTCCCGCCTTCCATGAAGTTGTTGGCGACGAAGGTCTTGCCCGAACCCGCACCACCCGCAAGTATGACAGCCTGACCTTCTGCCTGACCCTTTCCGAGGATGACTGCCTTTTCCTCAAGAGTCTGAAGCATCGATGTCGGGTCGAGGATCTCGCCGTCGAGCGTGAGTTCTTCGTGCAACTGAAAGTAGGTCTTCATTAGAGTCGCATCCTTGTCGTATTCTTCGTTGGTGAGTGCTGTGCCTGTCGGGTGTCGTTGGTGATTCCCTTGGTCTTCGGCTCTCCCCGCAACTTCCTCGGGATGGGCTTCACCATGTAGTCAGCCATGCTCTTCGTAAAGGCGAACCAATCCTTCCCTCGGTTGATGATTCGGTCTTCCATGGTTCAGACGGGGAGTTTGGGCTCGGATGCCATGAAGTTGCGCTTCTTCATCGCCGTGAGGGCGACGATGGACATCTCCCTCTCCTGTGGGCTCCAATTGAGGACGAAGGGCATGTTGAGGTGATCCTTGCCGATGTCGAGGATGATTGCCTTCCAATTCACCGACTTCCCCTTGATCTGCTGTGCGTACTTGGAGAAGGTCTTGCGGAAGGCATCCTGCAACTCGGGGATCGAAACCGTACCGCCGTAGCCACGGCTTCCGTTGATTCGTTCCCAGAAGTGCTTGGTGAAGGCGATGTCGAGACCCGCCTGTGCGAAAAGCGCATCAAGCATTGACTCAAGCCGCTTGAGGTCGTTCCACGACACGAACGAATGCTCCTGCGCCTGTGCGGGTGCGAGGGAGCGCACACCCCCGCCCGTGCGCATGCCCGTGGTCGGGCGACCCGTGATGATCGCCTCGGTCAACTTCGTCTTGAGGAAATCGACCATCTTCGGGGACAGCCGCAGCCTCTTTCGACCAATCCCTCGGGGGTCGGAGACATTGTTCTCCTCAAGGTTCTCGTCAAGATCCCAAGGACCGTAGTGACCCGTCGAGAGCAACTTCTTCTTCGCTTCCTTCAGCGTGTATGTGGAGTAGGCACCCTTCTGCTTGGGCTTCACCCCGCCGATGGCGTAGTAGACATCCTTCGGTATCGCTATCTTGTTGCCGTTGCTGTAGTCGTAAACCGTGTCACCCGTCTCGACCCATGCGTGGGCGAATCGGAGACCCTTCGCCTTGCCTTGACCCCTGACGAGGGCATGGACGAGAATAGAGTCCTTGTTCACGATGTCGGCGTGTGGTCCGAACGACTGATAGACCAACATCTGTGCGGCGACCACCATGCAGTCGCCGTCACCCTTGTTCTTCATCTCGTTGAGATCGTTTATGAAATGTTGGTAAGACTTCATCGTGTCCTCGACTGCCATTCGGGTGTGAGCGGCAAACTCTTGTCGGTCACCGCCTTGCGTTGATTTGCTCCCGCCGCCTTCAGCCATTGCAGGATGTGTTCCCTGCGGCTGTTCGCTTCCTCGGCGTTCTGTATTTCCCACGGTCTCATCTTCTTGTGCTGCTCAGGGTAGTCCTCGACATCAAAGTCTCCCGTCACATCGTCAACGGCAAAGTCCCTCGTCGTATAGACCATGTTCGCCGTGGTGTTGGTCTCCATGATGTACTCGCTGAAGGTCTTCACATGAGTATTTATGGTTTCCAAAAGACAAGGGAGGGAACCCGAAGGCTCCCTCCCTGTCCTTGCCAAGGCTAACCCACCCTGCGAGGTGGGGTTTAGTTCACTTGGTCATCGTGGTGATTGCGCTCTGAAAGGCGGTCCACACCGTGTTGAGCCCGTTGAGGGCGAACGGCAGGACGGCGAGGAAGAGGACCACATGAACGGGGTTCTTCCAACAGAAGCCCGACTTGGTCGGGCAGCACTCGTTGTTCGTCTTCATCTTTTCAGTCTCCTTCTTGAGGTTGTTCGGATTGATGTACATGGTTCAGAACTTGATGCCGAGACCAACGCCAACGACCATGTCGGTCTCGGGGGTCGAGGTGTTCTGCGTGATGGGGAAGTCCACCTTGGCTTCGATGGACACCGTGCTGCTCGGGCTCCACGACACGACGGGACCGAGGAAGACCTGCTCCTCGTTCACATCGATGTAGTAGATCTGCGTCAGTTCGGCGGCGAGGTTGATCTCTCCCCACTTGTAGCCGAGGTTGCTGCCCAAGGTCAGAACATCCGAGTCGGTCTTCGCACCGAGCCACGGCGTGTAGGCACCGCCCCCAACGAAGCGGAACTCTGCGGTTTGGGTGAAGTCGAACACCCAAGCCTTGCAGCCGAACTCGCCCGTGAAGAACGGGTCCACATTGGACGAATCGAAAGTCTCCGAGCCAACAGGAAGATACACACCGCCCCCAAGAGAGAGGTCCCACTCCCCGAGGAGACCATCGGTTCCCTTTGCGGCGACGAACTCACCACCGACAGCGAGGTTTGCGATGCTGGTCTCATCTCCCTGATTGTACACGGGGATCGAAACGAACACCTCGGTGTCCTCGTTCAACGAGAGTGCGAAGGTCGTGTCGAATGCGAGGAGATCCTCTCCACCGTCGAAGGTGTAGTAGCCGAAGTCCTCGTTGATCGACCACTTGATGTCCGAGACTGCCGCCTTGATCGACGGCTCGTCCTGAGTGCTGCTGCCCTGTGCGAGGGCGACGGTCGTGAGGGTGGCGGCGATGCCAACCCCCAAGATGCTCTGCTTGATCATTACTGCTCCTTGTATTGCACCCCCGACATGGGGGTGCGGTTACTTATGCCTGACTGTCGCCTTGGCGAACGCTATCTTTAGGCTAGGAAAAGATAGCAAATGAAAACCCCCGCCATTGAGCGGCAGGGGGTTTACGATCTTATTGAATGTTTCAACGGGCGAACGGCATGCCTTCTTCGTCGCCCTTGGCAGAAAGGAACTCAAGCCACGCCTTCTCTGCCTCCGCTCCCGTGTAGAACTTCTTGCCGTTCGGGAAGTACAGGACCCTTTCACCCGCTTTGAAAGGCTTGCCATGCGAGTCCCTACCCGCATACTTAGCGGTGATCCAACGGGGGTCGCCCGAGTACGAGGTGGAGCGGTAGCCGTAGCGGCGGTACTCGCTCACCGTCTCTTCCTTCTGCACCTCCTGCTTCGGAACGAGGATGCTTCTGTATTCACCGACATCAACCACATAGCCACCGCCGTGTTGCTGTGCCTTGCTTGTGCCACCATCATCGAAGCGGACGATCTTGCCGCTGACCATCTTGCCCTTGTGGGGAACCTTCACCTTGTCCCCTGCCTTGAACTGTTCGGAGACTTCAACCTCTTCCTTGAAATCGGAAGAGGTCACATACTGCCGCATGGCATCATCGGTCTGTATGTTGCCCGACTTACGCCAAACCTCAACGGTTCCTTGTGGAGTGATCTTCTTGACTACAGTCTCTCGTCCCGAGAAACTCTGCAACACCATGTACTTCTTGCCGTTGTACTCGTAGTCCTGCACAACCATACCCACTATCTTGGTCGGCTTTCCGACTTTCTTGATGTTGGTTCCGACAACCTTGGCTTCTGTGACCTCACCATCTTCCTCGACGGACTCCAAGCCCTCAGTCATAACCTTGCCATGCTTGTCCATCCACATGGCGACAGCCTTGAGGAGTTGACGGGGAGCGAAGCGAATCTCCTTGTCGTTGACGAAGCGTGTGGTCTTGTCGGGGAATGCAGCCATCACCAACTCGGGATTGCTGCCTTCCGACTGTCCCTTTGTCTTGTACAACTTGTGCGGTTCGATAGAAGACTTGGTGTTCTTCTTGGCGGGTGCTTGGATAAAACCAACCTCACCGATGCCCTGTACGCTGACCATCCATCCGCTGATGCTGCCTTCGGTGAACGATGTGAAGCGATACTTGCCGATGACCTGTTGCTGTTCGGACAGTTGCTCAATCACTCCACCCACCCGCATCGCCTTCATGTAGTGAGTCATCGCCTCACGGATCAAGTCTCCCTGATTCTTGATGTACTTGCTCCAGTTAGACTTGACATTCAATGACAAGGCAAACACATACTCAAGGGATTTTTCTGCTTGTCCTTTATCGAATGGTAGTTTCTCATCCTTGAGGGTTTTGAAAAACGATTCATAGAGATGCTTTGCGGGTATGAATTGGGGTTCATTGATTGCCCTAGAGTAGTACTCCTCTTGGACTTCAACTTCTTCCTTGACGGACTCGCCATGGAAGGTGTTGAAGTAAAAGTCAACGAGGTTGGCGGTGTCGAACCCCATGAAGTTTTTCTTGACCTTGTGCTTCTTGAGGATCGCCCTGATCGAAGCGATTCGCATGGCTTCATCCGCAGGACCACGCTTGCTCGTCATCAACGGCTTGATTTCGGCAATCGCAGCCTTAGGCAGAGAATACATGAAGTCTTCAAGGGCACCCTTGACTGCACCCTCTTGGATGCCATTCCCCACAAGGGTTTCCTCAACCAACTGAATTCCCATGTTTGCGAACATGGAGATGATCTGACCGTTGGTGTACTTGTCATCTGGGTAATTGACGGAAACATAGCCCTTGTTTCCATCCACTTCGACAGTCATCAGAAACAGAGTGATACCGACAGTCTTCTCGAAAGCCCAAAAAGACTGGTTTCCTTGAGTCTTCGTGGGTTTGCCGAACACCGCTTTGATCCTATCCCCGTCGATTCCATTGATGTCGAATGCGACCCTGTAGTTGATTCTGGTGGAAGGCTTCCACCCCGACAGATTCAACATCTTCTTGATATTGGCTGCACTCACATTGATCGCCTCTTGGATGCCACCTTGCGTGAACCACTCGTAGAGGTCGGTGCCTTCGATGTCGAGCGACTCGCCACGGATCATCGTGAGGTCGAGGCTGACGATGGCGTTGGTCCCCGTGGGTGCCTTGATCTTGTTGAACTGCGTGGCGACCGATGCGACCGATCCCATGCTCTTGCGACGGGCAAGACCGTTGAAAGCGACCACGAAGTCCCGAGCCTTCGCAGCGTTGGCGAAGTACATCTTCATCTCCTGACCCTCGGTCTTCATGTGGATGATGCCTCGCTCAAACCCCATCCTCATCAGGAGTTCACGGAACTTGGCTTCAAACTGATGCTTGCCCCATCCGAACAGCGTGGGTGCAGCCTCGCCGCCCGTGAGGACGGGAGACTCGTTGATCGCCTTCGCCATCTGCTCGGGGACCGAGATGTTCCCGCCGCCGTACTTGATCGCTTCTGCGAGGATCCTGCGCTGAATGTCATTCATCATGGCTGTTCAAACTCCTGATTGGGAGTATTTAGCCATGAAGAAACCCCCCTCGGATCCGAGGGGGGTCGGACGGGAGATGCTATCTCCCGTGGGGCTTCAACGAAAGGGTGGGGAACCGCTTCCAACCACCCACGGCACCTCTACAAGATGCCTTGCCCGTGAACATAGCCCCGCTAGCGAGGCATCACGGTGGTTTGTGGTATCTATCGGTGGATGTCCGCTCGGTTTTAGCCGCTCGGTCAAACCACTTCGATCTTGATCTTGCTCGGGTTGAACGCAGTCCTCAAGTCGTGCAGCACGGTCTCGGGCTTTGCGTCGTTCGGCAGATGGGTCATGTTGCGACCCTTGATGTTCCCTGCGACATAGGCGTAGTGTTCGGGTGTAAGGAGAGACTTCTTGTCCTTGGCGAAGTACACCTGTAGGACACCTCCCTGCATGAGAAGGGCAAGCATCCACATACCCGCCACCTTGTTCGGGATGCCGAACATCTCTTCGATGGATTTTTCAGCATTGCCTCGACTGTACTCGGAGAAGGTCAGCATCACTTCACCGATACCTTTGCGATGCGGAGCGTATCCTCAAGGCGGCTCTCAACGAGCCCGTGGCTCTCGCCCTGCTCCATCCGCTGACGGATCTCAATGATCTGTGCGTGGAGTGCTGCGAACCTTGCGAGTTCGCCCACCACCTTCCGCTCGACGCTCGTCAGGCGGTCACGCACCTGCGTGGGTGTGCGCCCGTGCGTGGGCGTGGGCGTGGGCGTGGGTGCGCCCGTGCGCACGGGGGACTGCTCCGCAAGAGGTCGCTGTGCCGTGGTTGCGGGTGCGGGTGGACCATCCTTCTTCTTGCTGCCGAGGATGCCCATAGCCTGTGAGATGATGTCAGACATGCTTCTCCTTCTCGCAACCTGCCGAGTTGCGCTTGCGGTTGACCGTCTTCACGGCGAGTTCAGCCTTCTTCTGCCGCATGGACTTGCGCTTGAATCCGCCCTTGCTACTCCGTGCCATCACGACCTCACTTTCCGTAGGGTTTCACGACATCGATCTTGCCCGTGCCGATGGCGGTAGCCGCCTTGACATGTTGGTTCTTCTCGGCATCGATGACGGGCATGTTGATTCGGTTCGGGGCTCCGCTCGGTGGACGGGTGCCCTTGAGGGCTCGGAACCGTTGGACGAGGAACGCCTCGCCGCCGATGCTGTCGAGCCAAGTCATAGCCTTGTCCTTGTTGTAGAACCTCGGGTCCATCCCCTTGCCGTTCACGACGGCATCGATCACATCCTTGTCGCTAGCGTCGTAGATGCTGATGTCGCCGCTCGGCGCACCTCGCCTCGGGTTTCCATACGCATCGCCGACCGAGCGCAGGACAGGTATGAGATCGCCTATGGGAAGACCGATCCTGATGCCCGTGACGGTCGCCGATGGATCGGAGAACATCGTCGCAGCCCAACGGTGGTGACCGTCGAGGATGTGGTTGTCGAGGCTGATGATCGCAGCGAGGTTGCCGCCCTTCACGCCGCCGATTGCCATGCCGAGAGCCTTCGACAGGTAGATGTCCATCTGCGATGGCTTGAGGTCCTTCGCAGGGATCGTGTCGTTCCGAGCCTTCACTCGGTCATCGGCTTGGTCGCCGTCTCGGAGTCCCTTGGTGAGGAACTCGTATCCCTTGCCGCTCGGCAGGGGATTCGGGAACTGCTTCGGATCGACTGACTTGGTAGCCAAGTCCTCGGCGAGTTTCCCTTCCCAACCATCGGAGATCGGATGGAACTCGGAGGACTTCTTCAGTTCGGCAGCGATGCGCTCGGCTTCGGCGACCCTTACTCGTTGATAGTGATACATGGCTTTCATATTTAGCCATGAAGAAACCCCCCGTGAACCGAGGCTCACGGAGGGTCGGGGAAAGGATCTCGTTTATGTCACGCTCGGGTGGGACCGAACAACTTGGCGAGGTTGCGGTTGTACTCGGCTTTCGCCTCGGCGAGGGCGGTCGCCGCCACGACGGCATCGTCAAGGACCACATCCACATTCGTGAGGGCAGTCCAATGCACGGTGTCGGTCGAGTCCTTGATTCCCACTCGCCATCCGTACTGACCCTGACCCTTCCAAATCACGGTTCCCGTCGTTCCGAGAGGGACCTTGCGACCTCTTGTGACCGTGACCTTGACTCCCTTGACGATCTTCTCGGAGGAGGTCATCCGAGTGCGAACCAAGGCGGTCTGATCCTCGACCAAGGCGTTGACCGCAACCGTTCGGATCTCCTCAAGGCGAGACAGCGTCAGGTTGCTCACCTTCTCTCGCACCGAGAGGAGGATCTGTTCGACGGCGTTCGTGTACCCTTGTTGGTTTCGGAGGATCTCGGCGATGACATCGTTCACCTCACCGTGAACGCTTTCGTATCGCTTCGTAGTGAGACCGTGACCCCTGACGGTGAGGGTGATGAACCACTCCGAATCAACCTTCCTGCCGTCGAAGTAGGTGACTCGGAGACCCACCGACTTCGTTGTGGTGTGAGCCACATCCATATCCGTCTGCGGGTGGGTGTCGTAGTCCTCGCTCTCGTAGGATTCGACGGCGAGGACCTCATGGTTCGGATTGTTGAGGAGTTCAGCAACCGCCTTGGTCACCCTCGGCAGATCGGACTCGACAGAGAACCCGTAGCCGTCCCACATCGGGTGGGTGACCCCGCCATAGGTGCGCTCGGTCACCTTGATGATGGTGTCGGTGGAGGTCACGCTCGGGAGGGTTTTGGTGGGGTTGGTGAGGGAGGTGGTCATGGGTTGGTGCCTTTCCTTCACCTAAAAGATAGCAAACCTCTAGAGGCTGTCAACCCATCGGAGCAATTATCCAAGAAAATGTTGCAAAAAAGAACAGACCCCCGAGTGGGGGTCTGTCGTACCGAGATCTTTGGTGGCAGAAAGATCAGCGGCGGGTGCGCTTGCTCTTCGGCTTGCGCTTGGGGGTCGGGGTCGGCGAGGACTTCACCGCACGGACAACGAGGTAGTTCTGATAACCGTTGCGGCGAAGCGAGTTGCGACGGTAGCGGTGACGCTCGGGAGTCTCGGCGATGGAGACCCGCTCATCCCAATCGTACCGCTGCGTCTTGCCGTTGTCGTAGGTGACCTTCACGGTGCCGCTGAAGGCGGTCTCGGTGCGCTGAATGCGAACCACACGCACCGAGGGCTCTCCTCGGCGAAGGCACTCGTCGCCTTCCATGAGGTTCTGTGCAGCGATTCGGCTGCGGTTCCTGACCTTCACATTCCGTCCATTGGTTGCCATGGTTGCCATGGGCTTCCCTTCTGAGCGTTCCATGCTCATGCGTTTCCAACCCCCTCCACAGAGGAGTTGCCTTGATTACCCGATTGCTCGGGGTTGTGGACAAAAGTTTCCTCGCCGCCCGAGGCAGGAAGGGACTGCGCATCGGGAGTCGCAACATTTCGTTGGCTCCTCCATGCGTTGTACGCTTCCCAAGCCGCCGTCATACGGAACTGACCCCTGCGAAGGGACTTGTATGGACGGTCGGTGCCTTGGTTGTAGGTCAGCCATGCAGGCCATCGGATGGTGTGTCCGAGAGGTCCGCTCGTCCCGTTATGTCTCTCGCAGAACTCCAAGAGGGTCTGTCGAGAGACATAATCAGGCTGACCGTGAACCGCCTCAAAGGCGGCGAGGAAGTTGAACTGTCGGGGACGGAGCATCAAGTTTACATCACACTAGGATGTCCCTGACAGTTGCGGGGACGGTATCGGGGTGTATCCAACCCAAGAACCCTGCTTTGCCTTGAGCCACTCGGGTGCGGATTGGCTCCGAAGGACACCGCCATTGCGACCGTAGACGAACGATACGGAATCCCCGTAGTGTTCCTCCAAGAGACGCTTGATGACAGGTGCGCATGTTCCATGGGCTTTGGCGAGATCCTTGAGTTTCAACACCTCTCCTCGGTCAAGTGCCTCGGTGATGGCGGTGTAGTCGAGGGATACTCGCTTTCGTGGTCGTGGCATAAGCGATCTTCCAAGCGGTTGATCGTGATGTCTCTATCGGCTTCAAGAACCGCACTTGAAGCCGACATGTCGAAAATTTGGTTAGAAGCCGAGGAGGTAGCCGATGAACGCCACCAACAGGATCAGGGGCAGGAGTGCCACCGTGACGATGATCGTCATAAGGGTGGAAACGACGATCCACCCTATGAACCCTCCGAGGGAGAACATGGCTCCGCTGAGGATGAAGTAGAGCGCACAACAGAGGAACGATCCGACGAGGATCAACTGAACGAAGGCGGCGGCTGGTTTCATTTCGGAAAGGATACGATATCAAACCCTGACACGCAAGGGGTTCGCCGCAAGTTTGCGGTGAATCGATGGTCCATTCACCGCAAGCAAGTCCGTTTAGGAGCGAGGCTTCGTGTTCGTTTCCGTGGGAGGAGGAATGATCGTCGGCAGCGTGGACTGTGTGCTAGTGGGGATCGTGTATGAGCCCCACGCATTCATCAGGATGCTCATGTCGATCCCATCGACCCTGCCATCTCCGTCCATGTCCGAGAACGGGTCCTTTGTCCGACCCCAATTGCCGAGGACACGGGCGAGGTCCGACGCATCGACCTTGCCGTCCTGATTGATGTCTTCCTTTTTAGCCGAGAGTTTCACATGCTCCAAGGTGTAGTTGAAGGGAGCGAGGATCGACACCAAGCGGCTGAAGGTCGCACGGTTGATCGACTGACCGCCGTACTGAAGTCCTACGAATACGGTTTCCCCGTATGAGTCACGGACCATCACGGGCGAACCAGAGTCTCCTGCGAAGATGGCGATGATACCGTTCTGATATGCGCCGTCGTTCACACCGTCGAGGGACGGACGGAACGAGTAGCCGTGGGTGTCATCCGTGGTGGGGTTGTAGTTCGCATAGTCAAACACCGTCTTGTAGACCTTGCCGTTGCTGTCCTTGGTCCACAGGGGAGTCCCCGAGGGGATGTAGAGCGGGTCTGCGATCCTGTTGTAGATCTTGAGATCCGCATCGGGGAACGGCTGAAGGAACTCAAGCAGCGTCAGGTCGGGTCCGACATCAAGGTACACACGGGTCACCCTGTTCTCGTACATGCTGCCGCCCTTGCCGAAGAACCTGATCCCTCCCGTGTTGATGTTCGGGTCGCTGTGCGCTCCACGGAAGTGCTGACAGACGAGGGCATGGCGTGGACTGATCAGGACCGCTGCGTAGGTGCATTGGTTCCAAAAGTTCACGCTTGTGATGTCGTAGGGGATCGTGAAGAAGACGCTGTTTGCAATCGCCCTACAGAAGTAGCGGTCGAGGCAGCGGGTGCCCGACCAATCCACGATGCCGTAGGTCTGACACTCGCTGCTGTAGCCATCGGGGGTGACCCCTCCGCTCGTCTGATTCGCAGGGAACGGGTAGTAGTAGATGTCGTGCGTGATCTGGTTGTAGTGCTTGAGGACTGCCATGTCTTATCTCCTTCCCCTAATCCTGTCGTAGAGAGGATCGCCCTTCATGTGGATGCCGACGATCTCCCTGCCTTCAGCCTTGAGACTCGCAACCATTGCGTTGAGGTGGCGATTGAACTCGTACTTGTTGTCCGTTGTCCTCAGTTGGATCGGAGGAAAGAGGGAGGTGATGACCGTCTTCTCTCCCGAGGGAAGGACATGGGTGTATCGGATCAAAGCCCTGATGTCGTACTCACCGTCCACCTCGCTAGTTGGTCTGGTCTTGAACACCTTGAAGGGATCGAAGGTCTCGGTGACGAACTCATGGAAGTTCTTCATGGTGTCGGATCCTTACGAGGTCTTGTCCACGACGATCTTCGGCAACTCAAAAATGTCCCTCTTCTTCTTGAGGATGGTCTTCGCCTTTTCGACCAAGTCCTTGCTGCTCACATAGAGGGTTCCCATGTCGAACCATGCGTCGCCCTTCTTGAAGCCCCCATCCTCAAGGTACGAGATGATCTTCCTCTCGTAGCCCTCGGTGATCTGTCGTGTGGATGTGTCGCCGATGCCGTTCGCCGACTCAACCAACTGCCTCAATGTCCTGCGGTCGATGTACATGGATTTCCCTTTCGTATGTGTGGAGTATTTAGGGATCGCCCTCCCCGACCCCATACATACATGCAAGGGAGAAGAGCCCGTCCACGGGTACCCACGGACGGGCGACCACACCGTGCCAACTAGAAGGCATCGTGAGGCGAAGCACCGCTTCGCCGCAAAGCCCCCGAACTCTCGGGGCAAAAATGGAAGACCCCTCGTTGCGCACGGGGGGTCTTCTTATTTCAGCAGTCGAGCGGCTTGCGGGTGATCGCCGTGATCTTGGAGATCTGCGTCTTGATGGCGGGGACCCTGTTCTCCCACTTGATGTACGCCTTGTCGGGGTTCTTCATCAGGTTGTTGAGCAGGGGGAGTATGAGTTTCTCGACCTGCGCCATGCTCTCCGCATGGATCCTGATCGCAGCGTCACGCTGCGTCTCCATCTTCCCCTCGACGGTGCGCACGATCTCCTCGGGATTGTCGGTCACCTCAAACGAGAAGTTCTCTGCGAACGGATCGTCCACATCGAAGGTGTCCTTCGGGCTCGGGGTTGTCATTTCATCCCCTTGATGATGCGGTGTGCCATGATGGCGGCGTTGCGACCCGTCGTGATGTCGGAGGGGTAGTGGACTCCTCCGATGATCCTTGTAGCCCCGACCGTTTCTGCAAGTTCAAAGAGGCGTTCGTGATGCTCGGGATGCTCGTCGCCGAGGGTGAGGGCGATCAGGTATGCGTCGAACGAGTGACCCGATGGATACGAAGGTGTCCTCGGGTCGGGCAGGAACATGTGGATGCGCTTTCCGAGATGGGGACCGAGTTGATACGGTCTCGGTCGGTCGAAGTGCGCCTTCAGCCGCAAGAGAAATCCTTCAGCCATGTCGGCGATCATGTAGAGCCTGTCGGGCGAGTGTCTCTTGCCCGTGAGGGACTCGACCTCCCTGCTCCACCATGCGTAGTGGTTCCTCGCCTTGTCGATGGAGAGACCGAATTCGATCTCCTCCTTCGATGCGAGTGCTTGAGCCTCAACGATGTAGTTGAGTTCCCTGACGGTCTCCGCACTTGTGTTCGGCGCAGGTGGACCGAATGGAATCTTTCCGTCCCAATTGCCGAGGACGGTGGATGGATCCGAGTCCTGACGGTCCACGATGACCTGATGCTTCGGCAGGAGACCGCCGTGGCGAAGGGAGTTGAGGGCGATGTTCTCGGCGAGGTTACGCATGAAAGTTGTGTTCATGGTCTGTGAGGTTACCATTTGTTGCCGATAACTGTCAAGGGGGCTTTTCTTCCTTCGTTGCCTTTATGCGGTGATCTTATGCGAATCCGCCGCCGACGATCTTCGCCATGAGGGGACCAATGTCACGCAGGGCTGCGGAGTTCGCCACCGTCTTCCCATCGGCGTTGATCCCGAGGGTCCCGTTCGGGTTGAATCGGACGAGGAGTTTCCTCACGCCACCCCTGTGCGGACGGAACTCCACCCCGTCGAGGCTGACCTGTGCGAATGGCAAGCCGAGGTCTCTTTGGGCTCCCGCAGCCCCCTGCGCATGCGCACGGGCAAGAGCCTTCGTGAGTTCGTCGGTCCTGCGGTCCAACTCATGCTTCTTCGACTGAACGAACGGCATCATGGAGGAACCGAGGTAGTTGGAGAACACTCCGTAGGCAGTCTCGTCAAGGTGCTTGGGGTCGTGGGACTCAAACCGCATGTCGTACTTGCCTTGCAGTTCGGCGGTCATCCTCGCAGCAATCGCCGCACCGCTGCGGCTGAGGTCATCGAATGCCTTCTTGACGCTCGCAGCCTTGCCGCCGAGCGAGAGGAGTTTCCGTGCGATGCCGACCGCCTTCGGATCCGTGTCCTTCGGAACGGTGTTCACGATTCGGGTGATATGGGATATGAGTTGCCCGAGGACCGCTGCGATCTGTGCGTCCTGCATCCGTGCGAAGTCCCCGCTCCTCGCCTGTGCATCCTTGACCATGCGCTCTGCGGAAATGAGGTAGGACGAGAGTCCACGCTCGGTGAACCTCATCACACCGCTGTTCTCAAGGAACAGTACGAGTTCGTGATATGACCTCATCCCTTCTTCCTGCCTTGGCAATGCGCCCGTTGCGAGAAGCCCTTGGGGTTGTTGCAGTTGATCGACCGCTTGTACTCCTTCGACCAATCCTCGGTAACCCTTTCCTTTTCGATGATTTCCTTCTCCGCTAATGAAAGGGCGAAGGGCTTACTAGACACATACTTCCCCTTGTCATGCCTACCCAGCCCCAATCCACCTCTAGGTGCGCCGTAGATGGTTTCCCATCGCCACACGCCTTCGCTCGGGTGATACCTGATATGAGCGATTACCACCCCGTCACGGAGGAGGCGATAGTCCTTCTTCTTCTTGTCGTATGATCCATCGACCACATACCACTTGGCGTTCGGAACGGATGACGGCATCGTCCGATTGTAGTTCATAGTATGCTGCGTATCCGTCCCACTCCAACGGTAGGGCACGGTGCGAGGCTGCGAAGCCTCGGAGATGTATGACTTGAACGACCTCATGGGAAGTATGTATCCCCATGAAGCCATCGATCACCCATGGATCACGGCGAGAGGGGACCCTTCACGACGGCATTGACCTTCGTTCCCGTGACGAAGACACCTGGAATGTCGCTGCCGAGGATGCCCGACTCGTCCAACACGAACACGCCGACGAGTCGGGGATCGTCCTTGCCGAGGATCTCGACCGCCGCCGTGTCGAACTCCGACACGACCTTGAAGTTCAGCGTGGCGACGAGACCGCCGCCCGTGACCACGGTCCTCGTCCCGAGGCGGCACAGCCAATTGTGCGCAGCCGTCCCGTCCTTGGGCACGGTAGCCTCGTTGATGTTCCCCGCCCCCACGAAGGGAAGGTTGCTCTGTTGGAACGAGAGCGATCCCGTGGTGGAGATGCCCATGAACTCCAACTTGGACGGATCCCATGCGAAGTTGGTGGCGACCGAGTGCAGCCGCTGCGGCTTGGTCTCGGAGGATACGAGTACCTTCACGGGAACGATGTCGCCGACCTTCGCCTTGACGGCGGGGGCGACGAGCGAGTGGGTGACCCTGTACTCGGGACCGACACCGAAGAGGATGCCGTTCACGCTGCTCCTCGTCTCGCCGAGGACATTCGTCCCCTTGGTCGGGCTCCCGTCGATCTTGGTGGCGTACTCGACCCCGCCATGGGAGACGGTGGGGAGGATCCGTATGTCGGTCCTCGACTGCACGGGGTAGTAGAAGTCATCCCGCACTCGGAACCGCACCTTGCCTATCAGTCGGTAGCCGCCCTGCCACAGGAATCCTCCCATGTTCCACCTGTAGTAGTCGGGTCGGAGTGCGGGGGTCCTCTCCTGCGGCGGGGGCAGGACCTCGGCATGGAGGACTGCGACACCCTGAGCGGAGCCCTCGCCCTCTGCGGGGGAGATGCGGTCCAACCTCGACTTCGACCCGTTGAAGACGGATGCGTCGAACGCCGTCCCTTGGGGACCGAGCGGGAGGAGTTCCAACTTCGTGTTGTCCCAACCGATGCAGACATCCGCCGAGCGGAAGACGCTGAAGAGGGTCACGGTCTTGCCGTCGATCACGGCGGTCCTCGTCAGCGGCATCGCCATCAGGTCCACCGTGATCTCACGGTCCTTCAATGCGACCTGACCGTTGCGGGTCTTGCCCTGCCAATCGGCGTTCGACCAACCCGACTCCATGACGAGCCTGTACTTGATGCTCGGGTCGATCACATACGGGGTGTACACCGTTGCGGGTGGCACGGGGACCAACCGCAGGGTTCCATCGGGCTGCGTGACGATGCTCGGGGGCACGACCACCTGCGCTGCGGCGGTCGTGACGGCTGCGAAGGCTGCGAGAGCCATGGCGCAGAAGGACGAGATGATCCTGTGCATGCTTTCCTCCAAAGGTGCTTTGCCCTACTTAGAGGAAGGCACATAAGAGGAGGAGCCCGTGGGGTTTGCGCTTCAAGCCTCTCCCACGGTTCCCGTCAGCCTCAGCGGAGGCATCGGCTTCCATTCCGTGTGGAGGTTGCTGTCCTTGGGCTTCGCACCCGCAGCGGCATTGACAGCCACGGTCACATGCGGGGTCCTGTTCCTGCTCGGGTGACCCGTGACCCTCACGGCGACCGTGCGCTCGTCAGCCGCCCATGCGTCTGCGACGATGGTCACGGACTGCCCGACCTTGTCCTCGGGCTTCGCCGCTCCCATGTGCATCGTCATGTGGTGGGCGTATACCTTCCATCCCTCGGGCATGTGAGGACGCATCCTCGACATGAGAAGGTCATGGCTCCGTTGGTCGAGCATGACTGCGGTGTACGAGACGGGAGCCTCGTTGATGAATGCGTGGAAGTTCTCAAGAAGATTGCCATACCCATCGTGGATCTGATACTTTGGATATGCACGGGCAATCGTCCTGACTGCTGCTGCCATTGATCCAACTCCACGATGCGAGTACGAGATGATACCACCACCGCCCTCATGGTGTTCGATGCGCCCTTGACCTATGATGCCACCGATGCCACCTTCCTTGACCTTTGCCTGTATCTTCTTGTTGATCTTTATTCCTGGACGAGGTTTGCTGTGAATACCAAGACCAAGAGCATCATAAGCCAATACATCGGCATGAGTCACATCCCCAATGGCGGGATGGATGACGATTCCATGCTTGTGGTGCAGAAACAGAAGATCAGATGTTCCCTTGCGCCTCTTGCCGAACACCTTCTCCTTGACTGCCTCAATGTCCTTCGTGGTTCCATATTTGGCACCTGGATTGTGACCTGTCAGGTGCCACTTGTTGATGCCACCTCTCTTGTACTCGGTGTCTTGAAAGGCATCGGAATATCGAACCGCATCAAACTGCTTCTTGAACTTGACTTTTGCAACTGCCGTTGCCTCTGCGATGAATGTGTGGAAGTTCTTCATGGGTCCATTCCTCACAGCCGCTCGGTCGTTCCTCATGCCTTCGGCTTCGGTTGCTGTTCTCGCTGTAGTCGGCGAAGGGCGAGTGTCTCCGCATGCCGCTTGGCTCGGGTGAAGGTCTCGGTCCACAGACCCTCGGTGCGCCACCTGCCGTAGGTGTCCCTCGGCACGGAGGTGTCCTCCTCGACCTCCCCGAGGAGGATGCCATCGGTGTCGATGAGATAGACGAGTGCCGCCCTGTAACGCCTGTTGCTACGGGTCATCTTCGATATCGGGATGCCGCCGATGGAGTACCAATGGGCGTTGGGCACGGTGTCGGACTTCACCCTGCGGGTGTACTCGACCTCGTCCCAAGGCCTCATGCCGTTGTTCTTGTCGTACAAGTCGATCCAAATCTTGATCCTGCCGATCTTGCGCTCGGGCTTCGGTGCGCCCTCGGGAGAGTTCTCGGAGATGTAGGAGACGAAGGTCTTCATGCGGTTCCCTTGAGCCTCTGCATCGCCCTCGCCTCGGCTTGCGGCTTCAGTTCGTTGAAGTTGCGACCCGTCACATCCAAGTTGCTGTTCATCCAATAGAGGTTCGGGTCGGAGTTGGGAGTCTTTCCGTTCCTCCACACCCAATGCACGGACGAGGCTGATGTGCGTCCGAACGCCGAACCCCCTCGCTTCTGATTCCGACGAGGAATCGAACCCACGATCTCTTCGATCCGCTCAAGCACCGTGCCGTTCCCGCCGACGAGTACCGCCGACTTCGTCCTGCCGACGAGGAAGTACCAATGGCAGTTCGATCTGCCGCTGGCAGAGATGCTCAAGAACGAGCCCCAGCTATCGGATGAAGACCTGCTCGGGCGAGTGCTGCACGCCGCCGACACCGTTCATCAGGCCAAGATCGAAATGGTGGGTCAGGATGCGTTCGGCGGTTTCGAGCGTAGCGTGATGTTGCAGAGTATCGATTCCCATTGGCGCGAGCATTTGGCGGCACTGGATCATCTGCGTCAAGGCATTCATCTGCGCGGTTATGCGCAAAAGAACCCTAAGCAGGAATACAAACGTGAGGCCTTCGAGCTCTTCTCGCAGATGCTCGATCTCATACGTAACGATGTGGTACGTATGGTGATGATGGTGCGCGTACAGTCGCAGGAAGAAATCGCAGCAGCAGAGGCGCAGATGTCGATGCCGCATCTGGAGAATGTGAATTATCAGCATCGGGAATTCAATCCGGCGCTCGCCCCTGAAGAGCTGCTGGCACCCTTAGCGGCGGATGAGCGCAGTGCTCAGTCGCTGGGGGGTGATCTGCCCAAGGTCGGTCGCAATGATCCCTGCCCTTGTGGGAGTGGGAAGAAATACAAACACTGCCATGGCAGGCTGGCGTAGTTTGCCGGCGGGGCTGTTCGTCAGTGTTGATGAAATAATGCACTGAAAAGCGCACTGAAAAGCGCACTGAAAAATGAACC